CAACCATCATGTACAATCATCTCTCCATCTGTAGGGACAATCACACGTTGATCAAATCCATCAATCTCACGACCGTTGTTCTTCCAGTACCACTGCACTACAGTGCCTTGACTCCGAGGGGACAGAGCTTCCATACCCACAAGACCATCATTATACTTACTACCGTATTTGTAATTACGAAACCTGAATACCATTTCAAGGAGACTGAAGCCATAGCGGTTGAACGTTGCAGCATTCTTAATGCCTGTAGTCCAGCTATGTCTCATGTCATCCATGACTTCTGTCAAATACTGTTGCTGAGCTTTAAGAGTGCTTTCCCTGCTTTCAGGAACTCCCTTTGGAATCTTTACTTTCCATGTGGCTTCAGCAACCTTACCTTCAACGAACTCAAGTGCAGGGCCAACACTCGCATCCGAAGACATACTCTTGAATGTTTTGTAAGCGTTGGGCCACCTGAGTTCGTGCTGACAGTCATCAAACACTTGACCACCTAGAGTGACCAGTCCTGTATATCCAGTCTCTCCATAAACAATCGCAGGGACTTTATTGTCACCCTTATCTAAGGAGTTTGTATCCTTGGCGTCTTCTGCCATTCGGCAACACTCCTTATTAGTTAAATGGAGATTTGTTTACTAGGTTAATACTACCTAATGCCTTTGCCATGTTTGGAACTATTGTTCTTTGTGCTAGAATTGCTGTAGCGTCACTAATGCAGTCACAGATCCTTTATGTTCAACAATGCTCGTTAGACATTGCCCGTTCTCTTATGAACTGCTGCATGTCACCATGCAGAGCAGACTATATCTTAACAACCCATGTAGGTCGTCCTCACTGTTTCCACCCACTTGGGTGTACTCTACTTGCTTCCATCATAAGATGTGCTTTCGATAGTCGTTACACTCAGGCTTACAATCTATAAGCCCTAGCTCGGTATTGTCTAAACCGAATGATTTAGGGTTCCACCGAATTAAGTAAGTTTATTGACGACCGGTTTTTATCGTCATGTCCTGCTTCACCACCACGCCTCTTACCATTGAAGGCTTCAAGTTCTCTGTACATGAAACTGTTGTTCCCGTACACATTATTCTCAAGGTCTGTAGAACATCCTTTAAGGAACTTAACGTGACCATTCATAGCCAAAGATGAGAATGGACGGAAGCGATCAAGCTTAGATTGGCTAGCCTTCATTGTCCTCACTCTATAACCTCTCTCACTAATTGATCTTGTGAGGAGTGCTGTAGCCACTTTAGCTGATGCACCAGGATCAAGCGGGATAACAATCTCACAGTTCTTCCCATCACGTTGTGCGTTGTCTAGGATGAATCTCTCCCAGTCACCGTACAGTATTCGTGTACGAACAATCTCATGTATGAAATAGTCTCCAGACTTCAGCTTGCTAATCTTTGCACATGCTGTATAGTCAGGACTTGGGTTAGCTGAGGACTTCAATGTCCCTGCGAAGTCATACGCTCTAACCGTACGAACAATCTCAGATGCTGGAGGATCCTCTAAGGCTTCCTCACCACACCAGGATCGTTGGAAGTATGTACTACCCTCCTCCCTTGCAGTCCAGTCACCAAGAAGCAGTCTACGCATCTCAACATCAGGCAAAGCCTCAAGGTTGGACTTGTATTCTGGCTGCATCTTCATCAACGTGGGATTATCAGTTAAATTCCCAAGCAAAACTTGAAATGCAATTGGCTTAACTTGATCTTCATGATCTGCTGGTAAATCCTTTTTACCGTGTTTCTCAATCAACTCTTCGGGGCTATCAGCCCAAACCATATCACCAGCAATACGAAGACAGAATCGTGTGATTCCGTTACGCTCTGGATCTGGGATACCGTGTTGTGGATGACCTTCTGGATACAACCACCATTTAACCCAGTCGAACAAGAAGCTGTCAGGGTCAGGGTTGCAAGATAACCAGATGGAAGGGTTTAGTTTTGCTGCTGTACGAAGACGTGACACAAGCCACCAGATATGTTCTTCTGCTGCGTGTGTTGCTTCGTCATAAAAGACATTTGATAACTGAAGACCTTGATACTGTTGTCCGGCTGCATCATTTTCATAGTGAGAAAAGGATACAGATGCTCCACTAGGAAATACCAACTTCTGGTCTTTCCATTTGATCTTCAAATCAGGATAAACTTTTTGATACAGGGCGATTGCTTCTTGGAACAACCCGCCTGCTTTCATCAATGTTGTACTGTTCTTTCGAATACAGTAACCATTGTAATTCGGATCATGCGCCCATCTTAGGTGCCGCATAAGACCAACGTAGCTCTTACTGCTACCTGCGGCACCACCGACTACAAGTATCTTAGCATTAGACTTTAAATACTTTTCTTGAAAGGGGGATTGTGGGCGCACCATATTAACTTCCGTCATGGTGCATCTCCGTAGGCTATATAAACAAGAGAATGTTTATTACCTCTGTATAAGTGATCATTTTATGACTAATTGTATATTTTGTCAATACAATCATTCAAATTTAGCAAGATAATCTTTAATCATCTTATCTTTACTTCGACCAATAATCCCTACACTCTTACATACTGCTCGTAGTTGAGTGTCGAAGTCCATAGACAAGAGCTGTTCTTTAGTCCAGGGAACACCAGCATTTGTACTAAGATCTGTGTCACCACTATCTGCATCTAACGAGAACTCGGAGCTTTTAGGGGAAACAAAGATTGCAAAGATTTCTTTGTTAGATGGTTGCTCAAATACTCGAACACAGGCACTAGGGGTTGGTGGGGTACTAGACTCAAGGGTCATCCATACACCGTGGGGGAATCGCATTGTTGGGTGTGTGCCTTCTTGGATAACAGCACCAAGGTTTGCAAGGGCTACAACGTTCTCTACGAAGTTCATACCAAGAGAGTCTGTACCACCAACACTAATCTTATATTGTTTAACTTTTTCAATAACTTCTTCTGTCATAATATTTCTCCTCAGAATGTGCTTGGTTGAGCTACAGAGCGTACAGCAGCCATGATACCTTGTTGAAGATAAGTCTCTGCAATACTGACCCAACGTTGATCAAGCTCAGTGTTAGCTTTCAAGTCAACGATGATTGAACCAAGGCGTTCACCCTCTGATTTGATGGTGTTCATCAAATTGATTTCTTCTTGTGAGAGTTCACGATAGCCTGTAATTTTACGATGTTGGTTTTCCATACAATTTCTCCTAAATTAATGTTGTGTTGCCATGTCCAAACTAAAAGAGCCTGTGTTGGAGGCTTCTTTATCAGCTTGATTATCTGCTAGTTGTTTAGCACCTTCTTCGTCTTTATTGCGTACACCTAAGATCGCCATTTCTTCACGAAGGCAAGTGTTGTTAAGAGACTCGATGGCTTTAACTACAAACTTAGCCATGTCAACTTTCTCTTTACTTGGTTCTGGTACAACTTCTCCAGCAGAGTTCTTACCTGTCATTTGAATCTTTAGGATTTCAATTGCATCAGGTTGCAGTTCACACATCTTGATAAGCTGACTACGCATCTTAGAGCGTGGACCAGTCTTAGTTCCTTTTGGTCTGCCATTTGGATTACCTGAGACTCCAGGTTGGAATCGTGTATCAATACTTGCATTGTGTGTAGTTGTGTTATGGAGTGGGCTATCACCCATGTCTTCAGAGTTCATAATCTATCCTTTAGCTTACATGTCCCTGTATGTTATATATTTATCATATTTTTGTCAATACCACACAGGGACTATGGCTGCTACCTAAATACTTATCTTGAAAGGAGGGCAGTCATATTGTATATCTCAAACTCACCAATTGAGATGTAACTTCCAGTACCTGCACCTAAGGTAACACTACCACCGTGACGTAAGCGTCCTTGATAACAACCCCTTTGTAGTTCACATCCAATTTAATCGCCATTTCGATTCCTCCTGGTTAGATGGCCGTCTTGCCATCTACCGTTACCCAATCTGTAGCGCTAGATCCCTTTGCGAATACCCACTGCGCACCACCTGTGCAGTCCGAGCAAAATGCCAGCGCTCCAATATTGCTAGATGCGCTAATAGCTAACAGTTGAGCACGTGTAAAGCTATTGAAGATCAAACCCATACGCATGTGTTGCATGCCACTAGGGTTGTCAGTCTTAACTAGCTGAGTGACCTCAACGCCAGACGAAGTAACTACGTTACGCTTCCTGACGTCACCAGCCGTCCCGAAGTCAGTTGTCATTGGCAACACGTTAGAGATAACGCCAACCTGACCTGATACGCGGTGCAGGATCGTTCCGTCGGTTCTCACGACGGCCAGAGAGCGCGTTAAGTTGATTGCAAAGTCAGACCCAGTAGATGCGTCAGCGGTGATCGAGATTTCACGGCCAGGGCGGTCGCCAATGGTCGTACCACGCGCCATACGGGACGGCGTTCCACGGTCATTGACTGCACGGGAAGTCATACCGAGGTTGAAGCCATTGAGCCCCAAGAACTCCCAAAGAATTTCTGCGGCGTAAGCCTGAGCCGCTGCAGTCGGATGCGTACCGTCATCGGTGCCGAAAATCGCGTCCATCTCAGCATACGTACCCATCAGGTAATAGCTGTCAAAGAAAAGATAAGAGGCGTTTTGGGCCCCGCAAAACTCCTTGAGGTACTGCGACGAACGCATTTTCAAATTGTCGTTCAACGCACGAGGAGTCGAACCAATGAAGAGCTTGTCAGCGTATGGACTTGACGCGTCGATAATCCCAACCAACAACGCAAGTGAGGCGTCCGCAGCGCCGCTATCGCCGAAGTCGTCGTCCATCTCAAACGTGATGAGGTCCGCGTTAATGTCAGTCAGTGCCTGCTGCCAGATTGATCGCCCCTGCGCGGATGCCGTTGCATCGGCCAACAACAGTCCGCCACGGTTCATGGTCTGATACAGGTCAAGACCGGATACGGTGGTATTGCGGGTGTGCACAAGGACGATACGTACCGGTCCACCAGAAACGGTAGTCAGCACAGCGGAAGTACCCACTGCTTGCGTGTAGGACAAAACGCCAAGACCAGTCACATCAGCGGCAGCGGAGACGGTTGCCACGACGTTACCGCCGACGGAAAGGTTCAGCGTGCCTGCGGAGGGCTCTTTGATGTAATACACCTTCACATCAGTAAAGGTCGGCGAGGAGCCGCTGCGTATCCAGGTGGCTGAGCCTCCGTCGGCGAACAGGCTGACAAGCCCGGTAGGCCAATACTGATATTTGAGCGTTTCTGCCGTAACGAGGGTGCCAGCGCTCAACGTCAAGTCATAGCCACCAGTCGGCGTACCGTCCGCAGTGCCAGAACTATTGACGCCACTCATGTTAACCCCGCCCATCCGGCGATCCAGTGAGGCGTTGAGCTGAAGCATTTTTGCCCCGGCCAAGCTGTCACCAAGAATAGCCAGCCGCAGATGGCTGATGGCAGATGCGGAGTTGAAAAGCTTGCTGAAAGTCTTGCGAGGCTTTCGCAGATTCCTATCAAGCTCCGCCTGCAAATCGGTCTGGGCCGAAAGAGTTCCGGTAATTGATCCCCATGTAGAAGAGCCACCTTCCCCGCCACCAGTTGCACTGATGACCGGGGCTTGCGGGTCAGTGTCATCAATAGTGATGTTCGACCCAGGAACCAATTTAACCTGGGCGGCATCAGCGGTGGATTGCGCTGTGGCCACATCCCGGGTCAGCTCAATAATGCTAGCATCAACATCAGCACTGCCTTGGTTAAACAACGCATCCAATTCACCGTCACGAGCAATGCCAACAATGCCACCAACTACCAGAGCTTCCACTAGTTCATCACGAGTTGTAATAGCCATATTTTGTTTCCTCTTTGATTAAATTAATAAAGCAAAAAGCCCGACACTAAGGCCGGGCTTCTGTTGTTACGTTAAACCATACTTACCCATTACCGCACACTGGCTCGACCTTATTATAGGTTGGTTGGCTGCACCTATTGGTGTCTGGTTTGCCTACAATTCCTTGTCGGGTAATTGTTTGTTTAGTCGGATGCAGCTAAGTGCATCTCTTTCTTTTACGGGACACGACCCGGACTAGCTTGTTGAGTGGCACGGCACGGCATCGAACCTTGCTAGACGGCTGCTAAGCCTGCGCTTTCCACAATCACTCTAATTCAAAGGTTGCCTGTGAGGACTTTTACCCCAGCCTACCCGAAGGAATACCAGGCGCAGAACCCTCACACCGTGGCTGTTTTCTTTACGCTGATCAGGAGTTAAATTGGTCAGCCCTGAAAGTTTCGAACTTTCTCTTCCTCGTCCCAAACGAGGTGTGCTACCGTTGAACACTAAGGGCAGATAAACCTCTTGGTGCGTTTCTTTCGAATACGTAGAGGTTATGATTAAATTGATTTCCAATAATGAGCTGTACGTTTATCTCACTCTGCTATTAATCCACGTTGGTCAACCCGTGGTAGCTTGATGCTTTGAACACATCTCAGGCGGACAGTAAGTGCTGTCTTTCTACCTGAATACGAGAGAATATGGAGTCCTCTAAAGGAGCATCCACCTTGGCAACACAAGCTGGTCTCTCTTTGTTGCGTCTGCATGCCACAAATGACAATACAGAACAAATTAAACGTGAGTCTCACCATAACTAAGCAAGCCTTAATTGGGTCGCTGGCATAAAACCTAGCCTCACTAAATTCATTGCCCCGTGCCAACCTCTATGATTGATCTGCGCGAGGACTTTATCGTCACAGTTCACGACTATGCCTTTCGGCTACTAGACAAGCATCTTCACGCTTGAATGTTGGTTTACCAACCTCTACAACAGGGCTCTAGGCCAGATCTTGGTAATTTTAAGGTACTACCAAACCCGAAATATGAAACTTTACCTAAGCAGCCGTCTCATACTCTATTTTACCCCTGGATCTTCAGTGGTGCTATTAACCTGCTGACGATTTAACCCAGGCGTTTATTTCTTTGCAATCCGATAACCAGTAGTCCACAAATCAACTCGGAAGAACCATTTACCATCGTGCTTACCAAGTCCTAATCGAAGCATTCGATTGTCTTTATCCAGAACAATCTTTGTAATCAAGACACCACCTTACCAGAGTAAGGATTCTTACCTTTGATGCCCTTGTTAGGGTGAGTGCCTTTCGCACTACCTTTAGGTTTGTCCTTGCCTTTCTCAATCATCTTGTGTTCGGTGGTAGCATCATATACTTTCGACATCTTTGTAGCTCCTTATATAAACATCAGCTTCTTTTAACTCTGCGCTATGTATAGCGCTCTCTTTATACTTCCACTGGGTTCCCAGAAGAGAACAACCATGCCGTTTTGTATACTCTATCTTACGATTACGAACACGAGACTTTACTTGCATAAATACTTCCGATAATTTGGTGAGTCCCACGGGGTATGATCCCGCATCTTATCTGTTATGAGCAGACAGCATTATCCAATTATGCTAAAGACCCTAATTTGTTGCCACAACATGGAAGGCCAATATACACTAACTTCACATCATGGACAAGCAATCCCTTACATCACCTGATACTATGGAGGAGAGGCCATGCACCAATAAATCAGTAAGGGAAGTGCCTCTTTAATTCTGATTCGCCCATTATAAGCGAATCGCCTTCCAATGTCAATACAATATTTATTAAATCCAATCTTCTTCGTTAAACAAGTCAAAATCAAGCTCTTGACTACCAATGCTATCCCCAAAACCAACTGGTGTAAGACCTTCATACTCTTCAAATTTAAACATTACTCATCCTCCGACGATAAACTGATTTTCTTTCTGTAAGGCTCTCATGAGCGTATTCCATTTTGAAGTTTGCATTAGACTCTTGTTCATAGATAATGTCAACACATTCGCACTTATCCAGATACTCGTCATATGCCACTTGCTCTTGTAAAGCTCTCATTACATCTTCATAACTAGTTGTCCTTTTCACACTGGGTAATCCTCTTAGCTATTGGTTAAAAGAATTACTTTATTATAATAATCAGTAATTGTCAATACAACCGTGTTAGGTGCATCAATTATAGTAATAATCGACAGAAGCATCTGTAGGCTCATACAAACCTGACATGGTGAATTCTGGGTCATGGTCTAGGCTGATGTTTAAAACGTCTCCAGAAGCGCTATAGAGGCTTAGAGAGCCACATGTGGAGTCAGCCAGTACAGCGCCGCCATGAAAGTTATAAGATTGGTTGAAATCACTATTGCAATGCGTCACAGAATTACTTCTCCTTCTTCGATTGAAAACATAAAAATATTTGACTTTGTTTCTGGTCGGTACTCCTTACCTATTCGAGAAAGCATCTGTCGATAATTGTCTTCCGAGATTGCGTCACACCAATCACGCATGTACTCAGCAGTATCTTTACTTACACACGAATGTAGAGTGACACCGCTGTAATCACCAATCACATTCCAAACGTACATAATTCCATCATTCATCTTAAATCTCCGATTGTGTATTAGCCTACAAGCTCTTGTGAGGCTTTGTAAGACGTTTAATTAATAAACCCTAACCAAGTATTGTCTTTTGCTCTAGAAGCTCTCAGAACGCCTCACAGGAGCTTGTAGGATGTATGTACACTCTACACCAATACCTTTTGTTCTGTCACTCGATCATTTTCCAGGTATTTAACACCAATTGGAATCAGCCCATCGTGGTTGAAACGCTGACGGAAGCATTTTCCCATAGTATCCATGAGGAAGTCCATATGTTTATCTTGGCAGATGAAGGCATCGTGGATTGGTAGTACAGCAATGCGCTTGTCCAGAAGCTTTTCAATCACATCAGCAGCAAGGTCACTATCATGCTTTTGGATCTTCAGAGCTGAGAACTCAGGGTTGTAGAACCAGTGTTTGAATTCCTCATATTTCTCCTCAACAGCCTCTACGATCACTTTACCCCAGCCAAGACCATTCATTGGTTTGTCATAGAATGGTACGGCATTGATGAAAGCATTGACAGCCAGAGCTGCTGCATTTGCATTCTTTACATTGAACATGACATTCACTGCATGCTTTACGATTGCACGTTCTGTGTAGTTTGTACTGTCTTGCTGGATACCTTCGTAGATGTCATATGGGAGTGATGCACCACCCACACCATTGAGGGCTGCAACGATACGGAAGTGGAGGTTTGAGTAGTCAGCCTCTACAACACTCTCATCATTGATCTTGATACGCATACGGGCGCTATCAATCTTGTTCCGCACACTCAGAATGCCTGCACGATACCAACGACCGCCGTTATCAAATGATTCATTAAACAGCCGGCAGTAAATGTTTGTCAGCTCGTTACCCTGTACATCCACAATGCTTGCTTGATCCAGTTCTTCGTTCAATTTCCTAACTCCTCTCTCAACTGATTTTGAATATTCGGTTTCTACATAAACCATGGGTTTCTTGTCTTTGCCTCTAACCTCAACACATGGCACAGAGTGGACATAGACTTTCTCTGATTTCTTTCTTGTCTCTTTCTTAGGGAATTCGTTAGTGAATTTCTCTGTCGGCTGTATCCAACTGATTGTTCTCTTTTCCTTCCTTGGTTGAGGCTTTGCAACATGGTTGATAATGTACCCTTGTTGCTCCAACCAGTCAACACATTTTATCACTGATCTTGCCGTTATCTTTCTCTTTCCTTTTGCTCCATTCTTATCTCGACTGTACACAAGGATGGAACATTTAGTAATACAAGAAATAAGATTGCAAACCAGAACACCTAGGACAGTTTTGTCTGTGTAATCCCACCACCTTACTTTACCGCTAACCTCCGGTATGATACGGATGTCATACGCTAGCAGCTTTGTGTTGATTTCCTCTCTTTCTTCTGATTCCTCATCTTCTACACCGAGTGTACACATACTCTATTACATCTCCTATATTATCTACATTAGTATCACCTCTCTAAGTCATAGCTTAGTAAGCACATATCCTACACAGATCAAGATCAAAAGCCAATCTAAATCTAATCAACATCCCCATATCAGGCAAAAATGAGTGTTTTGAAGCTATACAGCCCTTGACCTACGTGGCTTGTAGCTGATTTAGAGGTGTTGATTTTAAGACCCTTTGCACAACCCACTCTAAGGACAGGAAAATACTTCCTATCGTGGTCAGATCCAAGCACATTACTCTGCACAAATACGCGTGTCAACCGCTGAATTATTTTGTTGACAGGAGTGACACACTCTGTAGAATGGATGGACAAATAAGGGCTATGTGCTGGAAGGCTCTAAGAGGCTGCTCAGGAGCCTTTGTGATAAAAGGTTGACCAGCTTATCCCTTATTCTGTAAAACGTCTCAGACCGCCTCACAAGAGCTTACATAGGCACTAATTTAAATACCCATGGAGAGAAAGAATGAAAGTGATTGAATTTATCAAAGAAAATGGGTTGCAAGCTCTTACCGAGCAATACGCAATCAGCGTAAAGAAAGTGGATGACCTCCTGATGTTGAACTACAACCAGATTGACAGCCCCAAGACTGACCCAATCGTTATGGAATGTCGATCCTTAATCCTTCAGTCTGATACACTTGAAGTGGTTAGTCGTTCGTTCTCACGATTCTTCAACCATGGCGAGGCTTTAAATGTTACCCCTGAAATTGATTGGGGTCGTGCTGTGGTGTACGAGAAGGTGGACGGTAGCCTGATCAAGATATACTACCATAAAGGTCGCTGGAACATCTCCACCAAGGGTACAGTGTATGGTGAGAGCGATTGCATGGGCTTTGGTGTTACATTCCGTGAGCTTGTGCTTAAGGCTCTTTCTTGTGAAGACGATAATCACTTCCAAAGTAAGTGCAACACATTTCTTTTTGAAGGATTCACTTATATCTTCGAACTAACAAGTGTAGAAAATCGTGTTGTCAAGTGTTATGAAGGCTACAAACTGCATTATCTGGCTTGCCGTGGGAACTTTTCTGGTGACCACATTAAGTCTGAGAAAGGTCAAGCTCTAATGTTTGGTGCGCACGAGATTAAAGAATATCGATTCAATACAGTAGATGACTGCCTGAAGACTGCTCGTGAGCTTAAAGACCTTGATGAAGGTTTTGTTGTATACCAGGATGGTGTTCCGGTTTCAAAGATTAAGTCTCCTGAGTATGTTGCTGTACACCACCTACGTGATTCCATGAATATGGGACGTGACAGTGCATTGATTCCGGTTGTAGTTACAGGAGAGTCTGATGAGGTAATCTCCTACTTCCCTGAGTATGGTGATCGTATCCGTGAGATTGAGTCTGTCTGGAGGGGTGTTGTTGAGTCTGCTACAGAAATTTACGTTGAAATCAAAAACATCGAAGGTCAGAAAGAGTTTGCGCAAGCCGTGATGTCTAATGCACCAAAGCTCTCCGCTGTCATGTTCTCTGCAAGAAAGCTTGACAAAAGCCCTCGCGATGTCATTATGTCACTTGAGACAAATCGCAAGGTAAAGCTTGTTGAAGAACACTTGAAGTAAAATAATTTAAATACCAATAGGAGACACAAATGAAAGGCTTTGTTAAAGTAGATAAGAGCGACTTGCTGTCCGCAATCATTGGTTTTGAGTTGCGCTTGGAAGATGGCAAGAAAATCCGAGATAAAGGTATCAAAGATTTTTATGGGCTAAACTACAATACCTCTGGCGCTCTATATAAGTGGTTGCACCGTAATACTTCTCCACACGAGTTTGCAATCAACCATATGGACTTTTGCGATAATTGGTCAGATGTACTTCACTCTGTACTTAGCGCAGAAGAAATTGAAGAGCTGGAGTGGTGGTGCTGGACACACAAGGACAAAGCAGACCCAGTTAAGGCTCTTTACAAAGCAGCGATGGAAGATGGCGTGCTTGTTGATCAAGACATGGCAAATTTTATTAATAAACACAAGCACTACATGGAGAGTGTTTAATATGCGAGCAATTTTGGCAGTGGGCATCTCTTGCAGCGGAAAAACTACATTTGCAAATGAGTTGGTAAGCAAAGGTGGTTGGCGGGATATCAATCGTGATTGGATACGATTTAACATCGTAAAGCCTGGAGCTGATTGGTCTACATACAAGTTTAGCAATGCAAATGAGAAGGAAGTGACCCGTATTCAAGGTCAAATGATCATGGAGAGTTGGGCTAACGGTGAGAACATTATTATCTCCGACACTGGTCTCAATCCTAAGACACGTAAGAACCTGTGTGAGACGCTTGAGAGTGTTGGGTACATTGTTGAGGTGAAGTCTTTCCCAATTACTCGTGAGGAGGCTGTACGTCGAGATAACTTGCGAGCCAACGGTGTTGGTGCTGACGTAATTTATAAACAGTGGTTGCAGTGGTGTGAATTTAATGGTCGTGTTACATACACTCCAGATGAATCGCTACCAAAGGCAGTTATTTTCGACATCGATGGTACGATTGCAGAGATGGTTTCTCGTGGACCCTTCGAGTGGAGTAAAGTTGACACAGATACACCACGACACTTTGTCATCGACATGCTTCGAAATTACTCAAAGCAAGGTTATGATGTAATCATTGTCAGTGGTCGCTCTGATGAGTGCCGCTATGAAACAGAGATGTGGTTGAATCGGTGGGTCGGGGCACACTACTTTGAAGAGCTACATATGCGTGAAGAAGGTGATTTACGTAAAGATTCTGTTGTAAAGGAAGAAATCTTCTGGACAAAGCTGGCAAACAAGTATAACATCTGTGGCGTTGTAGATGATCGCAGCCAGATGATTGAACTTTGGTGGGAGCTGCAGATTCAAAATGTAATTTGTGTTGGCAATCCATATATTAAATTCTGAGGGAATTACATGAAAGATTGTCCACCAACAGTTGGAGGCTGGTCTCACTACTGCCTAATTGTTAAAGAGGCAGTAGTGGTATTGGGTGAGCCAGAAGTTAAGCGCCTCATGAAAATGTACATTAACGCTGTTCCTGTAGACAAAGCTATTAAGGAGATGAAGAATGTTTCTGACTGAAGAAGATAAGATTGCAATTGCTAAAGCTAGTGTATTAACTCATTTGCGTATTGCACGAGAAGATGCTAAAGTGGCAGGATATGGTTGGGAGATTGATGACATGTTTGGCGAGATTATTGAAGGCTTGGAGTTTGAAGAATGAGCCAGATGGAATATAATAAGGGTAAACTAGCACCAATAGGTGTTGATACAGAAGATTTCACCGAAGAAGACTTTGAAAGTTATTCTGAAAATGGGTATGTTGTTATTGACAATGAGATTTACTCTGTAGAGTGGGAGTGCTATAAACTAGATGAGCCACCAGCAGCGCTGAATGTATCAGTTTGCGACAGCACGGGTGTCATCTCATTTGAGACATATCACCACAATGGCGGCGCCCATTGGACTGAAGTTATCGAGAATGCATTATGACTTCAGTAAGCTGGAAAGAGAAGGTTGATGCAACAGTAGGTTATAAGCCTGCACACAGAAGCGATGTTGGTGGCGTATATTTTGAAGACTACATTCTTCCAGATGGTTACTGGCGTTATACTTGGACTAATTTTACACTCGCTGATCATCCTGATACAGTTGAGTTTTATCTTATGGAGACTGAAGAATGAATATACCTAATTTAGAAGAACGCTCAAAAGTTTTGTACCTTGCAGGTCCAATGACAGGTATGGCTGACCATAACTTCCCAGCATTTAACACTGCTGCTGATAAACTTCGATCTGAAGGGTGGACAGTTTACAACCCAGCAGATCATGGTGTTACTGAAGGCGCTACCTGGGAAGACTACATGGCATACGACCTAACCAAAGTGGGTCTTTGTGGTGCAATGTACATGCTTAAGGGTTGGCAGATGTCACGAGGTGCCTGTCTTGAGCAGCTTATTGCAACAAACTTAAACTTTAATATTATTTATGAGGAATCTGTATGACATTGACTGAATCTATTGCTTATATCGCAAATGCAGCAAAAGAGCTTGGTTATAGTTATCAAGAGTTCTCATTTCTAGTTAAAGACCTGGAGAGTATTCTGTATTCTGTGGAAGAGACTGATAAAGAAACACTGGATAAAATTATTGAGGATATGCTATGATCAGTCATTCTTTTGTCGATGATAGAACTAACAACAGTCTTGATGTAACGCTATATTCAAATAACAAAGAGCTTGAGATTTCAGTTGGGTATGCAGACGGACATTTCCACAACGTAATGAATCTTACGAAAGAGCAGCTTGGCGTGTTGATCACACTCCTTAAGACACTCAATAAGGAAATGATCTAATATGTCTGAAAAGAGTGTCAAGGCAATGAAAACAGTGGTTGTTACATACGAAGACTTTTCCCAATGGGATTTTATACCAGTTGGAAGCTTCTACATTCGAATGGCAACTGGGGATTATTTATTCTTGAAGACTTCAGACAGGAAAGCAGCACAAACTTTTGTAAATAATGAATTTGGCTCTGGTAAATACACAGTTGTTCCTGCTAAAGTTCAGAAGACAGTGAGTAGGTTGGAGAGTGGTGGACTTAGTTGCACTGGGACGAATACAAGAGTTACGAAACGTTAATTCAAACAAATGGAGAACAAAATGACTAACAAAGTAATTGAAACTGACTTCACCCCTGTAGACTCCAAAGCTTTGCAAGAAGAATCTCTTATACGATTCATGGCGGCTGTTGGCTATGAGCCTGTGTATGATGAGAAAGATAACTTGCGATCCTTCTTCCAGCCTAAGTTTAGTAAGATTGGTGAAGCCCGTGTTAGTGTCAATCGTGCAATCACTATGCACAATACATGGGCTGAGTTGAACTTCTATGAACTGCTTGAGAATGGCGCCCGTGGCTGGAACAGTCCAACATTCAAAGAATTTATCCAACCCTGGGCTAATGTGGATGCACTGACAATCATCTTTGCGGGTACATGCAAGATTGTTGAGCAAATCAAGGGTTGTGGCTCCAACAAGGAAGGCTTTAAAGTGCATGACCATAACGTGAAGTTTATGACCAAGCGAGACAAGCGTCAATACGGTTATATGGTTGGGTTGTAATGCTAACAAAAGGATATAACAAATGATCAAACACCGTATGGTGGCTGTTTACATGGAGACTGCACGCTGCTTCTCAAAGCTATCCTATGCTAAAAGAAAGAAGGTGGGAGCAGTTGCAATCACCCCACAGGATGTTATACTCACTTCATGGAATGGACGCCCCTCTGGAGATGACAATAATTGTGAGATTAATCCAGAACTTAGTCACCCAGAAGTGTTGCACGCAGAATCTAATCTAGTAGCCAAGGCTGCAAGAGAAGGCATCTCACTGAAGGGTTCTGTGGTCTTTGTCACTTTGTCACCATGTTTGGCTTGTGCCATGCAAATGTACCAAGCCGGTGTGGTGAGTGTTATTTATGATGAAGAATATAGAATTACAGACGGGATTAAGTTCTTGAAATCCCACAATGTTCACGTAGAGAAATATGGAGAGTGACGGATGTATAGTGATTTTCGAATTGTAAAGAAGGCTATGAAAGGTGGCGTTTATTATATTATTGAGGGAATGCCTTTAGTAAGTGAACATCACCCAATCGCATGGGAAGTATACGAACAATCCCCACCAGCGTACCTTGAAACAATTGAAGATGCACGTAAGGCTAAAGACCACGCAATGAATGCAATCGTATTGTCTAAGGAGGTTGTAGAGTGAGGATTCAAGTAGCTAAGTTATATGGTGATGCGTCTGTACAGATTTATAACAAGAGTGGTGATTTGATTCACACTGAAGCTTTCTCTGGCAAGCTTTCTGGTGACAACGGTTCTTATGAGCGTACAATTCCTGTATCCGAAGTAGAGTATGGTCATTCTCAGAGTTTGCATTTTGGTCCTTTTGAATATAAGGTAATTGTATGAGTAATAATCAATCAATAACATACGGATTAGCTTTTAGCCCTAAGAAATATCGTATTGTTAAGGAAACTCGTGGTGATTTCATTACCTTCAATATACAATATCGACCTGCTGGGTCTTATGACTGGTATTTACTTACATCTCGTGACAGCTTGTATGATGCCGAACTTGCAGTTCTACAAGCCAAACAGACAGTTGTAACCGAAGTGGTGTGGGAGGACGCATGATCGACATTAAACAAGCTGACCTTGATGAGATTTTCAAGGCTCAGCAATTGGTTGGTAAGAGTCGAGAGGAAATGATGGCACAAGCTCGTAAATTCTTGTATGATAACCAGGAGTGTTACGTGGCTCAGTGGGTGTTGCAGAATCCATTTGTAGATTTTAACAACTACCGACTTAAATTCGTGTACACTGATCAGTCCCTTATGGGCTACACTGTTGAAATGGAGAAGATTGAAGATGTTCAGTAAGCAGATGTTTGGTCTGAATAAAGACAAGTCTTATAAGGTTTGGGGTGTCACAGCCAAGCAGTACATTTGTCATGTTGAGCAAGTGGAGCGTAATGTTCTAGCAATCAAGCACGGCAAAGAGAATGGTAAGCTCACTGAGAAGCTTGAGTTCTTCACAGAGGGTAAGCAAGGGCGTAGTGCATATCAGCAAGCTGTGTTTGAGGCTGAGTCTCGTATTAAGATTCAATTGGATAAAGGTTATCGTTTCTCTAAAGAGGAGCTTGATGAGCTTCCCATCCTCGCCATGTTGGCTAAAGATCACACCAAGGCAGGTAAAGACTCAGACATTGAAAATGGTGTGTTTACCTCGGATAAGTTGGACGGAATTCGTCTCATGGCTGTCTGCAAGCTTGTAGGAGACGTTAAAGAAGTTAGTCTACAGTCACGCACAGGTCAAGCTATTTCAATCCCTCACATCGAAGCACAGCTACTTGAGGTTATGAATCCAGGAGAGGTTTTTGATGGGGAGGCTTTCTTGTATGGTCCTGTGCTTCAAGACATCAACTCTGCTGTCCAACGTACAGACCCTCAAGCTAAGATCAAGGAAGCCGAAAAGAAGTTAGCAGTCGCAATCAACAAAGGACTCGCTGCAAGTGATCCACAGAAATATCTTGGACTTGTCGGTGAATTGAATAATGCCCATGCGATTGCTGACCTACGCAGTAAACTAGAGTTCCACGTATTTGATGTTGCGCAGCTTGAAGTTCCTTTTGATGAGCGTCTGTCTACACTGAAGGAAATTGGGCAGCGATTTGAGGGCTATCCCTCACTTGTGGAGGTTAAATATCGCACAGCTTACTCTGTAGAGGATCTTACATCTCAACTTAAAGACTGCATTAGTCGTGGGTATGAAGGAATCATGTATCGCTTACCGGGCGGTTTGTATGAGAGTGGTAAACGGTCTAGTGGCTTGTTCAAGTATAAACTAATGTTCGATAGTGAGTTTCAGATCCTTGATGTTGTGAAGGATAAGCAAGGAAACGCTGTGTTTGTCCTACAGAATGATCTTGCACCAAACACCTTTAGCTGTGTCATGGGTGATATGCAATTTCGTAAAGAGGCTCTTGAAAACAAAGGAGACTACATTGGTAAATGGATGACCGTATCCTACCAAGCTCGATACAAGGACTCGCTGATTTGTCAATTCCCAGCAGGCAAGGTTATTCGTGAGGGCTCCGTAATTAATGGTGCATTCACACCTAGCATGTGATACTATGCCCTCTTTAACCGGAGGGCTTTTTCATGGGAGAAATAAATGAAATTCAGTAAGCTTGGTATTGGTCATATACACCAGTACGACCTAAGAGACTTTAAAGGAAGAGTTTTCTTCACGACAGATGTACATGGTCATTTTGACTTGCTCCACCAGGAACTCAGGAATGTAGCTTTCGATAGCTCAAAGGATATTCTGTTCGTTGGAGGAGATAATTGCGATCGAGGTCCAGACAGTAAATATATCCTTGACTACGTGAGCGAGCCTTGGTACATTTCTATCAGAGGTAATCACGAGGAGCTTTTCATTGCATCTCATGAAGCCCAGTGGATGCCTTACGACAACAGTGTGAAGTGCCTAAAGCAGAATGGTGGTGAGTGGGCTTGGTTACTATCTGACGTTGAACGTAAAATGATTTATGAGTCATTCAAAGTCCTCCCTTTAGCTATAGAACTACTTCTCCCAGAAGATATTGTGGTTGGTATCGTTCATGCAGAGGTCCCATACAACGACTGGGAACAGTTCAAGGCTATTACAAAAGCGGAGCTTGAGTGGGATGGAGAGGCTACAGCACAATGGGCACGGAGTTGGTACAGTCAGTCTTACAGCGGCACTGTCAAAGGTGTGGACTGCGTTCTTGCGGGGCACACGCCTACAGACTCCGGTAATGTAGAGCGCATGGGAAATATGGTATTCTGTGATGCTGGGTCATTCTTTAGAGACAAGCTAAACCTATTTGAAATTACAACTGAATTTGTTAGGAGTGTAAAATGAGCAACACCATCGAACAACCAGCAGGACAAGACCGTAACGTCTTCAACACAGCTAAGCGTTTCCTTCGGGATCTAAATAAGCTTGACAACAAGCAGCTTGCTATCCTACACTTTGAAATCTGGCATGAAGCTCAGAAACGTTCCGATGGCGTACTTGAAGACAATAAACAAGAGGAGATTGGGAATGAGTGAGATTATTGTTAAATGGGATGAGGCTCCAGAGGGTGCAACACACTATGGTTACTCAACTCTCAGTGGTATGTTTGGAGATTGGTATATCCACGAGAATCACACTTGGAAGTATTGGGATAAGGGGACTGAATCTTGGTATGCTTGCGGAGGAAATAACAAGCCAGTTCACAGCTATATTATTGCACGGCCTGTTGTAGACGATACCGCATGGACCCCAGGTAAAGACCTACCACCAATTGGCACCACTGTAGCTCTGATGTTTGATTCCAATGCAGAGAACTCCCTCATCTACAAGATTGATTGCAAAGCTGAGGATGAAGTTGAGGTTATTGCACACTTCACAAACAAGCTTGGTGTACATTTGGCAGCTTATGTGTCTTATGCTGATGGTGTTGGGTTTGTGAAGCAGGGTATTGCACAAATTTTTAAAGCTCTACCTACACCAGAGGAAAAGGCTAAAGAGGTTCGTAGTAAGGCTGTTGATAAAATTCTGGACGTTCTTGGTTATCCAGTACACGGTGAAGCTCGTGATACTGTTAAAGCCTTGTACGATAAAGGGTATCTTTGTAAATGAACTTACAAAAGCACTTGCTATCACGCAATTATGATCCAAGTAGGTATGTGAACAAAGTGCTTGACACTGATAATTGTGTCCTAACTGTCTACTTGAGTAATTTGAGTGGGCAGTTTGTTGGTTTCCAGCAATACAGACCAGATGTTCTTGAGAAGAAGGTGAATCACCCAAAGGAGGCAAGATATTTCACCTACAGCCAACGTGGTGTCAATGCATGTTGGGGGCTTGAGACTCTTAACCCTGGCAAGAAAGAGCTTTTCATTGTGGAGGGTGTATTCAAAGCTTCAGCTCTACACATGCTTGGGTTTAATGCTCTCGCATTGCTTACATCTCATCCAAAACCAATGAAAAGCTGGCTACACACGCTTCCTTATGATATTATCGGGATTGGTGATGCTGACAAGGCAGGTAGAGGTATAGTCAACATTGCAGGAAAAGGCTTTCAGAGTGAGACTGACCTTGATGAGTATTCTTTGGAAGGTCTTAGTGAGTTGATTGGTGCTAAGCCTTGGTTGTAATACTATTAAATTTATACTGAGAGGGTTTATGTGTAAGTATCGCGTTGTTAAGAGACCAATGCATAAAGTGATGGGGTCTTCAACATTCTACGGCTATAAGTATGCATTTGTTATTCAAAAGAAAGGTTTCTTTTATGGCTGGAATGATGTTGATTACTCAGTCACCAGTGAACATGCTCACACACGGATGTTCCAACTTGAGAATGGAATACTAACTAATTCACTAGACGAGGTTGTAAAATGAAACGAGATGATTTTATTAATACATTCCTGGAAGGTTCCTCCAAAGTTCCTAAAGAGGATCTTGTACTAGAGCTTCTTGGTAAGGTGTTTGATGAGCGATCCACTGTAGCTAAGTTTGTTGAGACAATTGACTTTATGAACGATGTTGCACGAGATAGCGGCTGGAGCATGAATTGCCGAAGTTGCGGAAAGAGTTACAAGCCTGACTGTGAACTTAGTGAGATGTTTGGGTCTGAGAACTACTGTGGCGGCAGTCAGTGGTGTACACCATGAAAACAATTGGAATGTTCTTTTCAAACAAGGAAGACATGGTTGCAGCTTATCGCAAACATTCACAATCCGTGAATAACCTTGCGCGTAGTTATGGAACTACAATTGTGAATCCTTCTCAGATGACAATCACCGTCGATGATTACAAGTGGCGTTACTATGCATTTGAAGACGATAAGTGTGTGCATACGATTGCGGGTATTCCGTTTGATGCTGTATTCTCAGAGGTTACTGACCCATATGCTAAGATGTTTATTATTAGTCGTTTCCGTCCGAGGTTTGATAAATGAAACGTAAGCACGTAGAAAACAAACATGGTGTACACACAATCTTTCTTGTCACCGGCTGGTGTAAGTGTGAATTCTGTGACAATGAGGTTAGACTGGAGAAGGTTTATTGTTGGGATAATTGGAATGCCCACAATTCCTACGGTTGTACGTCATGTGTCACATCTGTAGAGCATTGCAACATTAAGATTGACGAACGTAGAGCATTGCGTCCAAAGGCTCCCAAAGCACCACCAGAGCCGCCTAAGATGAGAGTTGGTTGACATTCAGGACACTAAGGAGATTAGAATGAATAATGAAGAACCTACGGGAGTCCTTGCTGGTAAGGTTCCAAAGATTAAACCCTATATTCCTCCCTGGAAGGTGGAAGGCACACACTCCGTACAATATTTGATTGAGTCGTTCGTAGATAGGTGTGGTAACAAAGCAATCGTATGCACAGCTTTATACAAGGACAAGAAGAACAAAGATAGAGAATGTACAGCTTGGGTTAAATGGGAGGATGCAAATAATGGCGTATGAAGAACTAACTACCAAACAAAAGGTTGAGCGTATTGTGGATATGCGTAAAGCTCTACTCGCAGAGCTGGCAGCAATCCAAAAGACATGTCCACACGATAATAAGACTGGACGCTATGGCTCAGACACTGGCAACTACGACTCATCTAATGACTACTACTGGATTAACGCTCACTGTGAAGACTGTGATCGCACATGGTCTATCTATAATGATGAAGATGGTTACAGAGGTTTCACTGGGAGGATTGAATAAATGAGTTGCAAAGAACAACACGACTGTGAGCGGTACTGTGAATGGTGTGGTAATTGTGCATCACGTCTTGAGAATGAACGTTATATGGATGAGCAGCGTGGAGAGGAAGACTATGTTTTATGAAATCTACTACCGCACTACGCCAAGTGGTTGTACAGACACCGTCACAGTGTATTGTGGAGACGTGAGTACAGAAGCTGAGGCTATTGAGGAGGTTCGTCTGCTGGGTCAAGAGTTTCCAGAGCATGAATATTGGTATGAAGGAGTGCTTGAGGGATGATACGTTGGAAAGATAAGCAGTATTGGTATTTCATTACAGAACAAGAGATGGGCGAGAGTATGACACTATACCCACGTACACCTTCTGGCATTTCTCAAGATGAGCCTACAACAGCCCGAATATGTGTTGCTCCGACAGCTGCACACTGCATGTCTGCAATAGATATTGGCTGTGCATCTCGAACAAACGAGGATAACTTGCTGTATGTATATCGCACCCTACGCAAAGTTAAAGCTCGTGTACCCTATGACTCCCATATTACACAAGAACACTGGCTGCACGGTCCAACCCGATTCTCCCTCGTAGAGACTTTACAAGTAGGAAGCTCAGACCTCAGCTGGAAGAGGTTGAAATGGTTTGAAACTGAGCAAAGACGCGATCTTATTGCAATCAAGTCTTGGTGCAAGCGTCGTCGTCCTGAGTTAGCTGTTAGGAGGGCCGCCAACACACCATGGAAATCACCTAGGAGTATTGCAGCATTAAGCTAGAAGACGAACTCCAGTGGAGACTCCCAATCAGCCGATTCAACGTCACATGTGGATTTTACGGCGATACGCAGTGGCAATCATTTGTTGATGTTGGTGAATATGTGGAATACACTGACCACCAAGAGATTGTTAACCTGTATGCTGCTGAAGTGCGGCGATTGAGAAAGTATATTGAGGAGGTGCTGTGATGGCAGTGAAACGACGAATCATTGAAGAAACATGGAATGGACAGGTGAGATGGAACGTCCAATACAAAGTAATGTTTTGGTGGGTTACGAATCCTCCTTTTCATGTGGGTAATAATTATGCTGACAAGTACGATGGTTTTGGTTATTATGAGCTAGCAGGTGCACAAGCTTGCCTGGATAGGTGCAATGCGTTGGATTATGTTGGTAAGAGGGTTGTTGGATGAATAAACCAAACTGGAACAAAGCACCGCCTGAAGCACAATGGTATCAACCTTCTACATGTCTTTGTGTAGCAGCTTGGTTCTACAAAGAAGACGGTCGGTATTACGCTTGCATTGAAAACACAAATAAGTGGTTCTTGGAGGCATTCCAGGAGAACTGTAAAGAATGGCAGTGGATTGCGAGGGAGAGTTCAAATGAGTGAGGACTGGAAAGAGATTGAAGACGTAGAGAAGCCTTGCTCTGACTCCAATGGCTGGTGTGGATGGTGCGGTAGATGTCGCTGGCATTCAGAAGATTTACACGAGCGAGATTCTTGGGGAGATGACGAATGACAGATAAATACACCAGTCGTAAATTCTGGATGGCTGTAGTGTTCCAAATTGTTTTTACTGCCATGCTTTGTAATGATAAGCTTCCACCAGCGGTGTTTGAAAGTCTTACATACATGTTGCTTGGTGGGTATTTCATCAGCAATGTCACTCAGAAAATATTCGTAAAGGAAATGGCATGAAATATAAGAAAACCCTGCTAGCACTTGTGGTAGCACTCTCCCTCACAGGCTGTGGTTACTACTACAATGAAGTGCAAGCAGCTAGGGCAGCATGTGACACATATAGGGGTGAGTTCTCTCTTATAACTACAGGAGAACGTATCACTAGCACTCGGTGTAAAGTGGATGGCGTCACTTATCGGATTGGTCGTACACAGTATGAATTGTTGGAGGGACAGAAATGAAATATGTAATCCTGTATGATTACAGTTGGTGGGATTTGGGGTGTGGTTGCTGTACAGATTCAAGTGCTGAGATTCACATCTATGAAGAAGACAAGGTAGAGAGTGGTGTTTACACATCCCACATTCCTTACGCTCACTACATTCAAGACGAACAAGAGCTGAGGGAGTATATCAATACTGTCTGTCCTGAGTTCAATAACTTCATTGTGCATCCTGGCACGTATTACGCATGAGTAAGCAGTCGGAAGACTTTGACAAGGTTGTTTTTATACTTTCAAGTTGTGAGTATTATCAGAGACCAACTAACATGTACACAGAAAATGCTTGAGCAGTCTCAGGAATTGGTTAGGTTGCTCACTAGTAGCATGTGTGAAGGAGGAAATACCAAATGATTGAAGATACTATTATCTATGCAGATGCTCCACGTTGCACATCTCTATTTGCAGAGGTGAACAAAGAGAGCTTTGATGTTGGAGCAATACTAATTGGTAATCCCTATTTTGAGGGGAGGCTTGTGTTGTGGGCAGATGAGGTGGATGGGTTTATTGCTGCTTTGACGGAGCTTAAGAAAGTGCTACAGATTGATAGGGAGGGTATGAAAGGTGAACATTGAAATTAAAGACTTAGTTGTGCAGGGCGTCAAGTGGTTTGCACCAGAGGATGAATACTTCCCAGAGGCATTCTATCGTCAAACGGTGGTAGATACGTGGGAAGTTCGCTATACAAATACAGAGCATTGGGGGTCTATTGAGAGTGACCCTGTAGACTTAAGACAAGAGCTTATCTCTGTGTATGACTACGATGGTAAGGTTGTTACAAAGACTCACCTGACACCTAAAGGGGCAACACACTACAGCGACGGGAAGGGGTCTTTAGACAAGGGTTGGTACTACAGAACGTGGGGAGACACAATGTGGCAATACCTATGGGCTCCACACCGCCCATACGATGCATTGAGGGTTATACTTACAAACGAGCAAGAGAAGGAACTATCTTCGATCACACTGCCGTCTGTATCTAAGAAAGGATTGCCCCCAGTTGGTGTACCTTGTGAGGTGCTTCTCCCTAACGGTGATATTCAAGGTTTTCGCCTTCTGTTCAAAGGAATTGAAACATTCAAGGCTGAAGTCACAAACTTAGATGAAGGAGAGAAGCAGAACAGAGTGTTTCTGATGCCTGAGGTGGATAGTCTTGAGTTTTATCCTGCGGGGCAACGAGAGACACGTTATAAATATCTCTCATTTGTCCTTGCTAAAGTGGGACATCCTCTACGCAAGACTTTGGACTTTGACACTCTGGCAATCCTATATGATAAGGGATTACTTCTGGGTCAGCAGCAATCAGTGTAGGGTTTTAGGCACTTGCCCACCAAATGGTGGGCATTGTTGTTTGTATATTTTATATTTGAATAGGAGGGGCTGTGAAAAAGAGAAAGAATAGAACTATCTACGGTGTTGGGATCAATGATGCTGATTACCAAGTCAGCATACGGGATGCTAATGGAGTTGAGTGGAGGTGTCCTTTCTACAAGGTGTGGAAGAACATGTTCGCTAGATGCTACTCTCCGGCATACCAAAGGAATAACAAAACGTATATTGGTTGCACTGTAGATGAGAGGTGGTGGAGCTTTATGGCCTTCAGGGGCTGGATGGTTGAACAAGATTGGGAAGGTAAAGCCCTAGATAAAGATTTCATGTTTGATGGCAATAAGGTGTATGGTCCTGACACTTGCTTATTCCTGCATCAGAGCGTCAACCGTTTGTTCACAGGGACAGGCAATCTGTATGCCACATACAAAGGCTTCTACGTGCGCATCAAAGAGTTTTTCAGGGAGGATATTGCTGCCTATTCTTTTGCTTATGCGCGAATTCGTGAGGGTATCACTGATATTGATGAAATACTAAGACTCCGCGAGATTTCTTTGCAGGGTAAGGTGGTGGTTGATTCGGACGGTAATGAATTGTCTCTGAAGCTTCTTTGCAAGGAGTATGATGTAGACTATAAAACTGTAGTTACTAGGTTAAGCCCGAGCAGTGGCTGGAAGGACTCTTCTTTATATGCTTGTCTTGTGTATAATGAAAAGCCTCAAAGTCCAGCCTATGTCATGACCACAAGTGATGGGGTTTGGTATCAGTTTACAAGTAAGGATGAGATTTCGGACTACCTTCATGTATCCTCTGCCCTCCTGAATCTTTATATAGATAAGTGTAATAACAACCTAAGCAAGCTGATCAAGTTGATACGTGAGCATCCAAAGCATGATGGGAGGACTCTTTATACGATTGATGGTGTGTCAAAGTATAAAGAGGATTGGTGCAAGCACTATGGGACATCTAAAAGCAGGGTAGAAGGGGCGCAGAGTCGTTTGGGCATACCTTTCGAGGAGGCTGTGCAGTTGGTGCCTGAGAGGGTTCGCTCTGTTGAATTCAATGGAGTTAAGATGTCAGTCAAAGACTTATGGATAAGTTTCGGTATTGACCCTAAGCGAGCTAACACAGTGAAATCCCAGAAAAACTATACATTCCTACAAACTCTAAGGCATTTTGGAATAGACACCACTGACATGGTTGTGGTTGCCCTCTGGGATAGTAGAAGTTGTTTACTAGCCCCGCATTAGCGGGGTTTCTTTTACCTGGAGAGTAGTAGAGACGCCAATCCCTGTAATTTTCAATTCCCCTATTTTTAGAATCTGGAATTTGATAAGTGTGGGAAATCCCCAGAGGTGATAATCCCTGAGGGTTCCTCGATTCATTGGATATTTAGGAAGGGTATCCGACCACACCCAACTCCCACCCTATTTCTGACTCATATCTACTCAAAATCCCTACCACACTCACAGAATAAACACAAGGAAATACTTATCAAGAATGATTCTTCTTCAATCTGATTTACCATAACGTAGAATCAACGAAGTGTACACCACTATATCGCCTTATACCAATTACTACCTTCAGCCATCCCAGGCTATGCTTATACCTTATATTGGCTTTATACCTACTATGATAGCTCATTATTGCATATATACTTATTGGACTCGATTCTCCACCAATAACATTAATATACTCTTATGAATATAGAATGTACACCTTTTATTGAATTATTTCCTGGATAATGAGGGAGTGAGAATAGATTTCATTAAGGAATATGTGAGCATTGAGGGGAAGTATTTAGGGCGAGGAAAATGTGTTTAACATCTCAAGGGTAATAAGGAGCTATCTTGGGGTATAAGGCTCCCTAAGTAACATCTTGAGGGTAGTTAGCAACATCTAGAGGGATAGAAGAACATACTAAGGGTAGTTAGTAACATCTGGAGGGTATAAGGCTCTCTAGATAACTATCTCTAAGTGTAGAGCCCTATTTATTAGCTGTAAGACACCATGACAGTGTGCATCAGAGAGTAGCAGACCTGGAGATAGCCTATACACAAGAGCATATAAGCTCTAAGTGGGGTGCGCTTTAGAGAGGGAGACGCTAGAAGTAGGGATATTCTGAGAGTAGTGTATATAACTAAGAATAGTATTATTATGTCGTTACTACGACATGAGCTATATGCACCTATGGCTGTAAGCCATGATATAAGCGTGCCTGAGAGGTATTAGACTATGTGCTATGCACATGTATGGGAAGGCTACTAAAGTAGCTTAGGGAGGACTACAGATGCCCTAGCGGGCTTAGTAATGAAGTAAGGGAAAGAAAGACAACAGGGCAAGCCCCTGTTTAAACTTCAGATATGCATTAGTGCATATGATGATTATGATACTGCCTTATTATGTGCAAGGCACATAGGATACAGCCTCACAGTGTAACAGTATTGGAGTATTAGGGAGTCTTTATTATATCGTAGCTACGATATAGTCTTATCACTCACTAAGATACTATTTCTTTTTCTGGGGAGGTTATCTCCCCTCTCTTTCTTCTTCCTATTCACTAACTCATTACCTGTCGTAACTACGACAGAAGCTTAGAGCATTATACAAAACTATTGCACTTTACGTAAACACCTATTCGGGACATAAAGACACATAATTGAGACATTAGTATAAGAGTGTATATTATTGCGTAGATACGCAATAGGCTTGTAACATTTCCTTATGGAACATAAGAATAATATACTCTTTAAAAGAGCGGGGAGGGTTTTACCCTTTCTTTCCCCTTTTCTTATATGTTCACTAAGCGGGATGTTCTTTAAGGTATTAGACTATTAGCCTTGCTAATAATATTGTTCTTAGTCACTCTGACAAGTTTAGTGAGACTTCTTCCCTGGATAGTCTACCCTTGGCGATAGCCAAGAATATTACACTCTCAGGAAATATTAATCTCTAATCTATTGACAACTAGAGAAAATTAAGATCTAAAGCTCGTCGTTCGCTTCGCTCTCTTCTCTTTCCGACGTTAATTAAAAAATGATCAATTATGACCAAATCATTTAAGATAGTCACGATTGATCATTTAATGTACTACTGACGTACAGCCTGTTATATAGGTATTAGCTTTGCTGTCTAAACAGTCTCAGAGCCTCACCATAAGCCACTAACGCCTCCAGGCTACCATCACCCATTAAAGCCATTATCTCTTCCGGTACAGGCTGTAATACACGCACAGGGAAGGTCTCCAGGTTATTGTACGGTGAAAGGTGATACTCAATGTCTGCCTTGTCTTTGTACACTTTCATAATGTGAGGGTTGGACAGCAAATGATTATGAATGCCGTGTGCTGCATGTCGAGCTGCACCAATGATGCGTTGTGCCTTACGAACACCCACGCCCTTATCTAGCAGTGGCTGCACTTTGAATTCAGGCAAGTACAAGGCACCTACAACGTCAGAGGGTGAAACATTGGAGACGTTCCCCGATTGCCCCGCACTAGTGATGCAACTACCAAACAGAATACTATCGAGCCATGTTGGGAAGCTTTCATCTTTTCCCTTCACCAACAATTCTTTAACGATGTCATAGATTGGGTTGATGCTTTCTTTAGAGGGCCGTCCAACCTTTGGCTTATTCTTTTGTGCTGTCTCCAGGTCAACAGGAAGTTGTTCTCTGCCCCACTGCTTCACATACAGGTCTTTCATTGCCAGTACAGCCTTGTGATTTGCACATGGTGCGATTGTTGATTCATTATTGCTCATCCCGTTCTCCGTTCATTTGAGCCAGGCGTTGAGCTTCTTTCTCAGATGCTCGATTGGCTAGCCATTGTTCTTTGTTTGCAATAAGGGTATCAGTATTGGCTGACATTCTTGCATTCATTGCTTCTAGTTGTTCTTGGGACAGCATTGTGTGTGACGCCCTCAGCAAGTCGCAGAAAGAACTTTTGCACTAATCAGGGATTCATCACGTAACTCAAAATACCCTGCTCCAGCGGAGTTGTAGAAATTGAAAGCCTCTGACTTGCTTTCTGACTGGAACATTAGGCTCCAGATATCGCAACGGAAATTACCATCCCAAGAGGATACATGCTTATAGACCGTAAACCGATCAGTCACTTCACCAACATACTTACGCTTCATTTTCCCGCCTCCAATACCCGAAGCGCTTTGCGCCTCTTCTGGGGTTGATTTTACAGGGTTTAGAAAACATGGCAAGCTTTATTTTGCATGAAAGGGAAGATTTAGCATGAAAAGCTGTAAGCCTCTGTAATGCGCTCTAAGACGTTCTGGGGTCTAACCCTAATGCTCGCACCTACAGAAGATTAAAACGCCTTATACGAGATTGTAGAGCCTTATACATTACTGTAGGCAAAGAAAAGCCCAGCTATGAGCTGGGCAATATAATATTATGATCGAAACTCTCGGATATGATCCTCAATCAACTCAATATCATCCTCATGAAGTTGGGTATACAGCTCGTCCAGACAATCGCCGCCAAGTGTATGTAGTGTTACAGATATAAGAAAGCTACTATATAGTAGCTTATATTTTCCTGCTGTCTACCTTTTTACCATTACTGACCAGGTTCGTTGTTGTATGCTTCCCAGGCTGCTACAAACTCGGGGAAATTAACCAGGACTTCCATGCAAGATGCTATTCCATCTTGATCCTTGAGGATACGGGACACAGCGCGGTAGGCCATACCTTCGTCAGTACCGGCTTTCATCATCTCACCCTTAACAATCTCTTGTGCTATCAGGAGGGCTTTGTTGAAAGCATCCTGGCGAGTTTGAAACTTAGCCATTTGAGCTTCCTGTAAAGCAATGTCACGGACTTTGGACGCTTCCTCGGCAGCCAGGTTTGCTTGATATTGTTCCTCTGTCTGACGCTCCCAGGTGGTGACAGTCTTACCAGATTTAGTTGTATACTTTTCAACCGCGACCACGCCCATGGAATCGCAGATGTAGAACATTGTGAAGGAATTATTATAGACATTCCCACCACAAACAAAAGTGTTTGTATCCTGGCATTTGGAGAGCAGGAAAGCTGATTGCTTTTCAGATTTAAAGAAACCGTTATTGGATTTTACCAGGGAAGCAAATGAAACTGCGATTTCGTTGTTCATGGTAAAACTCCCTTCAGAAAACTCTGTCTGAATCAGGTGAGACGTTCTGTCTCTGTATGTGTTTATTCTAGCGTCATTGAATAATCTGGTCAACAAGTATTTTGATTTATTTTAGAGAAAAGAAAAGGGCCTTTCGGCCCTAGTATTACTCAGCAGGAAAGAACCTGAACTGATCATGACTTTGTGTCCAGTCATATGCCTTGCCATTGATTTCAACAGTACCAAACCCTGTACCAGTCAAACCCTCTTTAGCAACATCTGATGGGTTGTTGAAAGCCCTAGCAATAGCCTCATCAATACAGAAAACAATCATGTCATAGCGAAAGATGGTGATTGTGTTCATAAATGTCTCTCCTAGAGACTGAGGAACAGAATGTTTCCTCTTCATGGGATTGATTCTATCAGATTATCTAGAGAGCGCAAGGGATATTTTCAAGAATGCTGATAATCTTTTTGTATGCGACCTGGCTGATGTTTTCAGTGATTGAGTGATTCCATTTATCATGCGTCAAAATTGGCGGTATGGCTGCCAGGTTATTGCAGTGAGCTAGCATCTCCTGGCAACTGTAAAACTCCACCTTAAAGCAGATACTTACTTTCTGGTGCGTCCACCAGGCTGAGCTAGTCCCTGATGTGGCGTTGTATTGCATATGTAAGGATTCAACAGGTAATTCTTTACAGACCTCTAAGCAAGCTTGTAGCTCGTTCTGACGATAATAATGTTTACCACTAAAGGTCATTTAGAATTGCTCCCGCACTGTTTTTCCCGCACTGTCAAAAACATAACCATGAACGCCCTTTAACTTAAGCTCATCAACCATCATGCCAGCGCTATGACGGTCGTTGGTATGACCATCTAACGACGCCTTTCCATTTTTGCTGATTTTGTAAACGTGGTACTGCGATTGGTTGGCGGTCATCTCGTCTTGCTCCGTTGTACTGTATTGTTCGTTTCGTTTTAGACTGCTTTGCGTCTCTGTGTGCCCATCTTACCAAGATTAGAAAACGAGTCAACACCTATTTTCAAATTTATTCAAAATATCTGCAAATAACCCTTAAAGGCGGGCAAGTCTCAAGAAAGGGCGTCAATATGACTTTGCGTGACGGTTACACTGTAAAGCTTAGCACTTTCCAATCCAACTCCCGAGTAAATTCGAGCATTTGGCTCAGGAATCTCACAAGAATACTCATCTACGTTCAAGGCATGAATAAGCTTTGCATAGACACCATCACTCGCCAGTTCACCCGCACATGCTCCCGTAAGAATCAAAAGGAGCTTAGCTTGCCGTTCCGTTAGCTCTAAAGTGATCATTTTTATTCCTCAATCAAGGTTAACAAGCGCTGTTAAAGCTTTCAGTTCAAACTCAGGGAGATAAAACAAACCATTAGGTGGCCCACTCATAAACAACTCGCCATCCAGGTGCAAATGCCACTGATTATCGCCCAGTTTGAATTTACCAATCTGTTTACCCTCTTCTGTCAAATACCCTGAACTGTCAACTTTATAAAGAGGCGTGGTTTCACCCATCAGCGTGTAAGAGAATGAATCGTCTTTGGTGTTAAGGGATTGTTTCAAATATTTCATTACACAACACTCCAAACGCTTTGTACAGCCAAACATACCAGGATAATCAGGCTGATGATAAATGCAATTTTCATTCTGTAGCTTCCTGTAAGAGAACACGACGCCATTTGTACTCTGTCAGCTTAGACTTGAATGTGCAAGCTTCTTTGTGTGTCATTGGGGTGGCGTTAAATTGCCCACTTGTTCCCTTATCATCACGAACCCAAATGACGTTGTACATGCGAGATGTCATGATCAAGCCTCCTCAACCACTGCGCGAACGCTATAACGATAGCCACCATATTCATTGTCGAGCTTATCAACACGACCACGATCCCGATTCTTGCTAGTGTACGGCTTGCCTACAGTCCCGTCAGTGTGACGGTCGATAACAATGTACTTGGTCATTTTGTTTGTCTCTCTTTAGTGGTTTAGGCTTTCTGCCTTCTTGAGACCAATTGTACAGTCTTTAGAAAACCATGCAAGTTTTATTTTCAGCTATTTTTTGACTTTATTTTAGGTAAAGAAAAGCCCCAATGAAGGGGGCTAGGTAGGTAAAATCACTTAAAGCGCAATGCAAACCCATACACCGTTGTCGCGGGAAAGCTTGCAAGGCGTGTCAGCTTTGAGGAAATTGTAAGCTTGTTCGAATGCTTTGTTCATGATTAAAGCCCCATGCTGATTTTAGGGAGGTAGTGAATTACAGCACTGATGAGGATAACCGCATCAATAGACAGGATACACCAAAGCATTGTTTTCAATTGATTATCCATTTTCACTACCTTCATCTTCTTTGAAGAAAGACTATTCTCTCTTCTTGTACGTATATTACCACCTTTAGAAAATGAGTCAACCTTTTATTTTGATTATTTCCTACGGAATATCACTCTCTTTAATTTCTTGTGTCTCAAATTCCAGGGAAACAATCTCGAAGACAGTTTCGCCAATCTGGTATTTAGCAAGCCATTTGTTTAAGTCTGTCTCATCACCCCAGACAGACAAGAATTCATCGTCCAACACTTGTGTGTTATATACAGCGTCCAGGCGGTCTGTACTGCTGTCTAGAACGTAGTCAGAACAGACTGATATTGTGCACACGACTGCAACTGATGCGAATAAGGTAGACATGGCGAATTCCTTATTTGTATTGCTTAGACAAGAACTCTTTTTCGTCGTAGCCAAACAACTTATTGGCATAAACCGAGTGGTTAGGGTTCCCTTCTTCGTCCCAACCTTTCGGCTTTTCCTGTAAAACCCAATTCTGCGGCTCGTCAACATTCGCTATGTTTGAGAACATAAAGCCTTTAGGGCAAACCGCTTTCATCATTTCTTGACTATTCATCTCGTTCTCCTTGTTCTGTTTATGTTTCGATAGGTACATAGTCTCACGCCCACAAAAGCTAGTCAACAATTATTTTCGTTTATTCTGGCCTTATTTTGCACACCTCAAATTAATTAAGAAATGTCGGCAGCTTCGCGGCTGTCGGCTTTAGCCTTTTGTATACTTTGCTTTCACATTGTTAGCTTAGCATTGTTGTGCAGTATGTCAACAACTGTTTTATGGGTTTAGGTTTATTTTGGGCAAAAGAAAAGCCCCAATGAAGGGGCTTATATTATAGCGAGTTTTCAGCATCAAACTCTAGTTCTTGATCATGTTCTACGCATTCCCAATAAGCATACAATTCACCATTATACTCAGGAATCTCACCAACGGTAGGGATAGTGTAACCACAACCACATGCGCAAAGTTCCATTTGATTCACCTTAGATAAGTTGTTTGCTTTCGATGAAAGCTTGAGGGTACGGCTCAGGATATCTTGAGTGGCTACCAGCATTTTAATTACCCTTCCTTTTGAAGCGCTTTGCGCCTCTTCTGGAATTGATTTTACAGTCTTTAGAAAATGAGTCAAGCCTTTTGTACAAACTATTTACGAAATATCATATTCTTTCTGTAAACCCTTGGAGTGCGCCCTACGCCACAACCGTCAAAGCCCCTCACACCCATACGACTAATGAGCTTATGTGCCGTCTCAAGCCTTACAAGCTCATTAGAGACTGACTTGCATGCACTCACAAGCTCTTTTAAGCCTGGATTGTTTGCAATGCTTGATAGGACGTCAGCAACTGTAAACTCTGATAGGCTTGTATTGGCTAGCCATTCGTTCACTGTCTTTCGTACCAGGGGCGTAATGCTGTTGGGAAGGGGCATTAATAGTCACCCTCATCATACAGACACTCATTCCTCCAGTCCCCACAATCACTGTCGTCATACCAGGAAAGCAACTCTTTCAAGTCTTCTTTAATGTCAGACTCGACTTCATCAAAAACATGGTTCAATTCATCACTTGACAGCCGTGGCATACCGTTCTCCAATAAAACTACTCACAAAACACTTACTAAAGGCACCACACTAACATGGTGCCTGTATAAATGTTCTATTATTCGTCGTCGCTTTCTTCTTCTTCCTCTTCTCCATCGTCGGACAATTCATATTCGTCACCTTCGATGAACTCAATGTCTGCACTATCTTCGCGGCTCAATTGATCTTCCAACTCAGACTGAATTTCGCTTTCGTAGTCAGCCTTGCCGCAACGGAACGCTGTAGGATCTTGAGATTCCAGGACATCACCAGCCCCATAAGAATATCCACATACTTCAACATCGCCATAAATCTCATTAAGGAAGTCGATATACTCACTATCGCCCAGGCTAACTTCACCATCACGAACATCCAGGCCACGGAAAGAGGAAACGTTGTTGATATTCCAGAATTGTGCAGTTTTCATAATAAGAATTCCTAGTGTTTGGCTTAGGAGGCTAAAGCGCCTCCTTTGTGTGATTGATTTTACAGTGTTTAGAAAACAGGTCAAGCTTTATTTTGATTTATTTTCTTTGATAATATGGGCGTACAAAGCCTTGCCACAAGCAACCCAATATTGTTCAATCAAACCACAATTTCCATTATCTGTCTTGCGAGTGATACCATGCTTTGCAAACAGTTCAAGAATCCCACTGTTATAGAATGGAACAGTGCAGACAGACGGCAAGCCTTGCAAGTAGTCTTTGCATGCTACAGGACTCAAACCATTGTAGCCATATTCACTCTGATAGACAGCACTAACAGTTGTGACGCCACAATCTTTAACATATTCCATGTCCAGGGATTCAGCAACAACCAGGTTAGCAACTTGTTGAATGTTCATGGTCTATCTCTCTTTAGTGTTGAAAGAGGCTTTCCTCTTTCTTGACGCCCATTATACAAGGTTTAGAAAAGGAGTCAACAACTGTTTTCATGGAATTTGAATTTATTTTAAGGAATTGCAGGTAAGGAAAAGCCCCAATGAAGGGGCTCAATACACTCTCTCAGTTGACAATCTGGTTTTTGTGACAAGACAGCTCGCCATACGTGTACTTAATTTTTGAGTGATCGGAAAGACTACCACCCATCTCTTGCCATTCCTTAAAACCAATCTTAGTTGGTAGCTCGAAAACCTGTCCCTCAATAACTTGGGGTTTGATAGCCAACAGCTTTATAAATATACCTTGTTCTTGAATGATTTCGAAGTCGCCTCGAATTCCTTTCAGTTTAACAGTGTTCATGCTTTCCACTCCACCAAGATAATGCCAAAATCATCAATGATCTGTACTTTAAAGAAACCGCCATTTTCACCCATTTTGTGGGCAAATGCCAAGGATTCAATTTCCCGGAATTCTTGTTTGGATTGTTCGTGCTCTTGGGTCATCAGTTTCATGGTGAATCTCCTTTGTCTTGAGCCTGATTCTACACGAATAAAATAGCCTGTCAACAAAATAATCGTCTATTTAACTTTCTTCTGTAAATCAGCGATCTTAGCGAACATACGCACACCATGGGACACGTCAAGCGAATAACTAGGATTCTCAAGAACGGCTTTCAATGCATTTGCAGCCTTGCAAACAGCCACCACGTTTCCTGGCTCATAACCCTTTGAATTATCGATGCGCTCAACTGTCAAATCTGTCTCAGGCTGCTCACGGGCAAGGCTAACAGTCATGGGAATGCCAGTGTACGTGCAAAGCTTTCGCGTGAACACTTTACGAAATTGTGCAAACGTGAGGGTAAAAGACAATTTACGCTCCAGAGCATTGTCCCGCTTATGCTTGTATTTACGAGCCACAAGCAAATCAAAGTCTACAGGTTCCATTCCGTGAATCAATTTCATGCGATACCTTTAACCCTTAATAGTTGCCCACCTATTGTGGTGGGCTTTGGTTATTAGATTAGTCCGTCAAGCTCTTTGAGCATACTGTCAAGCTGGTCGGCAGACAAAGGCTTTACTTTTGGTGCCTTAGTAACAGTGTACCCGGCTTTACGCAGCTGGTAAATGAATTCTTTAGCTTGCACTGTCAAAACTTTACCAGTGCCCTCGGTGACAGAGGAAAGCTCATTCCAGGCTTGCTCGCCTTCTTTAGAGACGGGAACAAAGGCGGTAAACAGACCTTGGTTGATATAGTGCAAATCATCAGCGTGTTTTGGCATTGTCTTTACCCTGAGTACGTTTAAAATAATAGTCTGTACTGGAGTCGTCATCCCACTTATCAGCCTTGGTGAACTCCCATTTACCGCGTATTCCTTGGTCTGCTTTGGCTGCCTTCAAAATCTCCTCATTACTGGGGCAACCCAGGTTCCACAAATGATCAACACGGACATACAGACCTTCATGATCGGGTAAAAATGCGACTACACGATCATGTTTACCAAAGCCAGTAATGACGCTATCGTGGTCACGTTTGAAAATGTTAATGTGACCTTTTTCGTTATGCTCTTTCATTTGAAGAATTCCTTAGAGGCTATTTCAAGGTTGCGGCAAGACAATACTACGCCGTTTTTCATCCGAATAAACCACTCATTACCTTGGTACTCAATGGACAAACCAGTTACCAAGCCGTCTCCCTTTTCACGGTCGAAACGGTCAAGAATAATACCGTCACGGCGGATGATCCGGGCTTGTTCCTGAATGTCCATTTTTCGTGTTCCTTTAGCTTGTTTGCTTTCGATATGGGCAAGTGTACGCCTATTAGAAAACGAGTCAAGCATGTTTCTGAAAAGAATTTCAAAGGATGCTGACGACCACCAGGAAGTAAACATTACCAGCCTATAAAGGAACGCACACACGCGAATACCACACTCACCAGGGAACTTGCAAGCCTTTTCTTTGGCATTCTCTTAGAAAATAAAGCTTGCATATCCTGGCTCGGCTGCTATTCTACTCACACGCAGGAACGAAAGCCGGGAGGCCAGACACTGGAATTCAAGACGGGGAGGGTGGGCGTCTTTCTAGATTGGCACGCTTTTTGCTAGATAAATCTTTTGTTGACATATGCCAGGACATGGCTTAGTATTCAAAAACGTCGTCAGGAATCTGGAGGCGGGAGTGTGCCCGATACCTTTTTCCTTAGAAAACCTAAATAGGAATGAGAGTCGTTAAGGGATGTATCTGAGAAGGATTCCTATTCTCAGGCGTAAATGAGAGCAATTCTCAAGCCCCTGGCGTACCCGCGCTACGCTAAGAGAGCCTTAGCTACATCTAGGAAAATTAAGTTGTTAGCCACATCTATAGGCGTAGGTTTTGATAACACCCTTAGCCACATCTATAGTCGCTTGCTCACTAAGAAGTGTTAGCTACATCTAGGAAACACTTCCAGCCGAATCTAAAATTTTATTTTTCACAGTGAAATTTTGACCCCACACCGGCTTAGCTACATCTACGTAAGCATTAGAGCCTTAGCCACACTTATCTAATCCAAATTCCAGACAAAAAGAAAGCCCCGCATTAGCGGGGCAGTCATCTCATTAAACTATTACAGCCAACCAAGACTGATTGCTTTATTCAAGGCAAGGATTAAGTTTTCTGCATGACTCTTGTTTGCGATTACAAGATAACCTGCATTACCTTCACCGTAGTCTGCGTCTCGGACATGCAAACGATCATCAACTTTGTGCAACGTACTAGCTACAGTTGTGCCACAAACCTCATAATTTGAAAACCGAATACTTGTAATCTCTGCTGCTACATCTTTACGAACGTCAAATTCAGACATTATTCATCTCCCATTTCAGAAATACGTTTCCAGAGTGCCTGAACAAAATCTTCATGTTCATGACGGCTGTACATCACGTTGATGTCAAAATCGTAGACATATTCAAGCTCTTCACCCAGGTCTTTCTCGGCAAGCTCAACAAACTCTTCTGGACCCTCAACGTTATCGTAGGTGTACAGGTAGCTGTCACCAGACTCTGTTTTAAGGTTTACTGAAACGATTGTTACACTCATTCATCATCTCCAATTGTTTTCATTTCTCGCCCTTGAATGCGACTATCGCGGACACGCTTACTCTTCTTCTTACCCTCACGCAATGTTTCTTCTTGTTTCCAATCCAGCTTACGTTTAGTGCTTTCAAAACGAACTACAGAAGTCATGCTATTCCTTAAAATCTATTTGTGTTTACGTGCTGCTGTTGTATGGGTTTGCCTTTAGTAGACGAACAAGCCTCGATACTCAGGAACCAAAGATTCTACAGTGGATGCAACATCACAGCAAGCATGATGTAGAGCATGTGCAGAAGGATAACCACTCATTCGATTATTGATGTGAGAGACAAAGCCCTCCTTGTCATCTGCGAAGTTGAGCAAGTCAAGCTCATCCAACTCACAAGCGTAGTCCATCCAATGGTAGAACTGAGCATTGTCTGCATACTCTTGCATACTAGGTTGAAGCTTTTGGATAATTGTGTCAACTATTGAAGACATACGTGTATTCCTCACTAATGGTTTCACCACCTAGGATTAGGCTTACTGTGATACGTTCTGATTCATTCCACGTTGCACTCTCGTGGCTAACCGCAATCTTTAAGTTATCACGCAAGAACTCAATAAGATCTTCCTTGTTCAACTCTCAACCCTCCAATTAATACCGCACACTTCAATAAGACTACCACAACGACGATAGAGATGGAAGCCAAACAATGTCAGAGCTTCAACATACCCAACACGGCTATATTCTAACCATAAGAAGCTCCAATGTTTCTTTCGACTACTACTCATTTAATTCTCCAGGATAAGCTTGCCTTTGAACAAGGTGAAGTCTGCTGTCACACAATCTGCATCCGTGCCGACTGTTCTCTCCTCATAAGAAGACTGGACTACCGTCCCACGGAATGTGCGCATTGAGAACCCTGTACGACTGGGGTCTGTCACAACTACGATATACTGGCAATCATCATCACGATACTCAACCAAATCACCCACATTAAAGCCTTCTTTTACATCTTCATTTCGTTCAATTGTTGCTTTCATGCCAATCTCTCCAAATTACCAACGATTCGTACATTATACCCTGCGAAGTCAATAAAGCCATTACCAACTCCAAACAGGGAGTTCTTGTGTGTCGTGACATCTTTGTCTTCGACAGTGCGCTCCATGCCTGTTGCTGGGCAACGGTAGGTAACGCCAACGTAGTCAAGCTGCCTGTAACGCTCTGTGAGGCAATTCTTCCACGTATGGTACATAGTGTCACAAGGGAAGCCCCAAAGCTGATGTAGGGCTATCTCAATGCCTTCAAACCAGTGGTATATCACCCCTCGTGGAGTCTCACGCAAGTAATCATCTGATTCAACAAGACAAGTCTCAAGCTCACGATGGAGGTTGTTAATACGAGCTACATCCTCATGGGAGATATCTCGCTCTTTTACTAGTTGTGGATTGGCTGTCATAAATCACCCTTGCGTCAGCTTCAGCGTTCCACGGAACTTAATAAACTTATCTTTGCTGTACCCAGATAGATTGTACCCTAGTGGGAAGTCTACTTTAATGTCATCGTCCACTTGTACAACAGTTCCTTCAAACAGGCTCTCACTCGGATGAGATTTCGTCACCAACAGAATGTAACCAAAGTCACCGTCAAACAATGCCCTGTTGAGTTCCACAAGCTCACCAACACGGAATGTAGCCTTTTCATCCTCACGCACAATTTCAACAATCATCACCAAGCACCCTCTTTATTTGCTTGCTCTCGGATAAGATCACCCAGGGAGCGGTTAATGGCAACTGTATTGTCACCATCTTGCATAGTCCACCACCCATCCTCTGCACGTTTTACAAAGGAGTAGCCGGCCGATTCCAGGAGTTGTTTAGCTTGTGCTGCTAGGCTAAAAGACATTCTTCAGTCCCTTCTTTAGTTTTAATTTCAATCAGAGCTGTAAGGTACTCGTGATCGAAGTCGTTGTCAACCATTGGGCTTGTGAAATTACACCAAATATTGATGTGTTGGTTGAAGGCTGTACGACCAAGGCTGAGGGCGTATTTACAATCAGAAATTGCCTGGGAACGTGCTTCGGTTACATTGCTCATAAATCTTAGCCCTCAATATTATATTTGGTTTTAAGTGCTGAAAGAGAAGCTTCCAGAGTATCAATCTCAGCCTGTCGGATATTAGCTTGTTGCTCGTATACATCCTTGAGGATCTTAAGGGAATCCCTACAATCTCGCATTTGTTTATCAAGAGCTGCCACTTCGTGGCAGACAGCAAGGTTTACAATATGCAGTTCTTTGTGCAGGATAAACATATCAGGATCATACCCGCCGGAAACCTCAGCCAACGTAATATTTCGATGACCATCCACATGATCAATAGTATATACACCACCTTCTCGAACACGATTGAAGCTTCCACCACGTACACGCTTAACAACGTCACCAGCTTTAAAATTAGTCATGTTTGTATCTCCTTTAGGTTTTATTTATAAGGTTCTAACAAATGAGAGTTTACCTCAAACCTGTTGATATAATTATCTTCTCCCATCTGTTCGTACAAGTCAAGCACTTTGTCGTAGTTGTTATACGCCCACTCTCTGAACCAGCCTGATGTCACAGATGTACACACCTTCATAAGAGCCATTTCAAAGCTCCAGCGAGCCGTTGGACCATCTTCCTTACCTAGACCATGAGGAATTTGTGAACGCTCTAAAGCCAGCACGCTGCACTCTTCATAGACACCGTACAGACGTATCTTTTCGTCTACAGTAAAGAACTTCTCTTTTGAGGTCATTACCTCTGAGCCATCTTTCATATAGAAAGTGTATGCAGGCTTAGGGTACACAATCTCGAAGCGCCCCGTCCAACCTTCAAGGATGGCAACAGCCTTATGCAAACTGTCATGGTCATACACATATTGTACACCATCACTAGTAAAGAACTCATCCTTATTCACATCAAGCTTAGGGTGTTTGTATGTGTAAGTCTCTTTCTCACGCTGCTTAAACCAATCGCTCGCAATGATCAGATGTGCGTCTTCACTTACCAATTCTTGCAACAGTTGAATGTCACGTATGGTCTTGAGGAAGTGAGCGCTATTCTTCAGGTAACGATGACTCATCTTTAGAGCATAGCACCAGTCAATGGAGGCTACACCTTCACCATCGTATGTATCCAACAAGGAACGAGCAGCAGTATTTTCCCAGGCAATCTCAAACTCGTAATTATGCCCTTCGTGAGAGAGTACATGAAATTTAGTGTCACTCAACGGAACACAATGCTTAATGATTGCTTTGTTCTCTCTTGTCCACGCTTGGAACTGCTCAAATGTACAGATGTAGTCCGTGTCAGAAGGAATACGTCCAATCTGTATACCATTGGCAACGAGAGCTTTAGATCCGATAAGAAGCAATTTTCGTAGTCCTTGCTTGTGCATGAAAGAAAGCCCAGCGTTTGCTGGGCAATGTGTAGTATCAATATAGTATCAGCAGGAACTGGAGTCCCAACCGCTATTGGCGTCCAGGTCTGCTACGCTAGAAGGCATGCTGCATGTATAAAGCAGACCAGCTTCCTCAGAGAGCTTGATAGCCTCATCAACAGCATCATATGCAATCTTGTTAAGCTCAGCAATACGCCCAACGTTAGTCTTACGCTTGGCTTCCAGATCTGCTACAAAGTTTGGATTCTCTTCGACAAAAGCAAAGTATTCAGCACGAGACACTTCTTCGCTGTCGTCATACTCACCAACGTACTTTAGACGACCATCCACATCAAAACTTACAGTGGTCATCCACTCAGACCCAGAGTTTGATTTATACAAGTATTCCCAACCCTCAAATTGCACTTCACCATAGGACTGGGAAGCAACAACATCTTCAGGCCAATCTACAGGGTTAAGGCCTTTCAGCTCACCATTTGTAAATTCCAACACCAACAATTCAACTAGTTTCATCTTTACTTCTCCTTTCTTAGTTATGTGTGTAAATCTTAGTGTTTTCCATCTCATCCATCATTTCTTGGTCATATACGTCTCCAAGTGGCGGGAGTGGTATTAAGTAATCTTGTCGAATACTCGTACCATTCCCAGCACCCTCAACTATGGCGTAAGGGTGTGTAACTTCCTTATCCCGGTATAGCAGGAAATATTCTTTCGACTGCTGTAAATCCATCAGATCAAGAATCGTGACTACTATACCAATCTTGTCTGCGTTCTGTGGACGCTCTACATTGATAATCATTGCAAGCATACCAACTTTAAGCTCTGTGTTCATTCCTTGTGTACCGCTATTATTCTGTTGCAAAGAACTTCTCCTGATTAGATTCGATTATAAAAGTCTTCAAGAACACGAACAACGTGTTCGGCACCCTTCTTGCGCTCACCATCTCCAAACATACCATATTGCAAAAGACGGCGGAAGTCAAGGAGAGTTTCAGCAGTGACGATCACCCCTTTAGCTTGTCGGTTGTTTACAGTACGCACGTTTACTATGTTAGTCATTTATTCTACCTCACCGACCTTGAAGCATTTTGATTACGTCACGAGCCTCTTTAAGTTCTGTTTCTAAACGTTCAATTTCATCGGCAGCCAGTAACACAACCTCACCATCCAGATGATCCCATGAATGACCATTCTTATAGTTGTTTGCCATTGCTCGTAAAGTGTATTTCTGAGTCATAACCCTAACTCCATCTGAGTACAGAAGTCAATTGATTGCTGTGCTTCGTTAGCCATTTTGATGAACTCACCAGCAAGCTGCCGATCCCGTGCATTGTGATAACATTTGAACTCAATGGAACCAGCGGTACGTAGTGAGTGTTCGATCTTAGCCAGTGTACGCTTCATGTCAGCAATTGCAAGGTCTTTCAGATCCATTCGGTCATTTCCTGTACTCATCAAGACCATCATTGGTGGAGTGGATGCTTAGTTTCTCAATCTTGGGTGGTACATTTGGGTAGTGGCAATTGTCCATCAACCACTGAGTGATTAAAGCATCCTCCCGCCAATAGTCATGCTCATAGAAGATTTGAGTGGCTACCGTGTTATCCATGAAGTCATTACAGAATGCTTGTCCAAGACGTTCACCGTAAGGGCTTGAACTCCATAGGTGTTTCCACTTTTCATAGCTCATTGGTTCAGTCATTAGTACCTCTAATTCTATCGTGATGTGAATCCTCGTATGCAGCCATTCTACTCAAGTCATTACCCTTGTCAACATTTATTTTAGACAAAATAAAGCCCACCAAGAGGTGGGCAATTGTGCTACGTCCTGTAAGCTCCTGTGAGACCCCTAGAGACGACTTGTAAGCTTCCAGATAAGGTTGCCTATCTCGTCTGAGTAAGTGTCGTCAATCGCATCGTAGAGCGTCTGAGGAAGGAAGTACCAGCGATCCTCCACCAACACATGAGCATTCTGTCTAGCACCGTTCGTCAGATGGCACAAGAGTCAAACTCTGGGTAAAGAAAAGCCCCACACAAGGCAGGGCTATGGTGTATCCTAGTCTCTATAAGTCATCCCATCCATCAACGGAGTCAGCTGTGTCATAAGCTGTGATAGCACCAGCCTCGAAGAAGTTACCTCGTGCTCCACCTACAGCCTGGCTGTCTTCAATGTGTTTGTATGGGTCCACAACATCAGGGTAAAGCTCATCAAGCCCCAAGCCTTTAAGACGTTTGTTAGCCAAGGTCTTAACCCGTGCCTCTGTACTCTTACGGCTAATCCCAAGGATGGAATCACCGTAGACAAAATGACCCCAATCAATCTCATGCTGTACAGCTTCACCCATCATCTTATATACACGATCAGCAAAGCTCTTGACATCCATCTCTTTAAGGATATTGATGAAGATAGCCAAGTGAGTATTTTCATCTGTCTGGATGTACGTGATTTCTTTGTCTGCCTGCACAAGCTTCTTGCGATGCGCAAGGTTATGGAAGAAGTCAAAGCCTTGGTAGAAGTACAAACCCTCAAGGATGTAATTGGCAATGATCACATCAATGAAGTTATCTTCTGTAGGAGAAGCTTTAAATCGTTCTGCAATCTCAGCAATAAACTCAATACGAGCTTTGAGGATTGGAACATCTCGCCACATGTTATAGATAGCATCCCGCTGCATGCTTGGGTATAGAGCTTCCATAATATATTGATAAGTCTCAGAGTGGATCACTTCTTGGAACTCTTGAACAACCAATAGATTACGAATAGCAGGACAGCTAATGAACTCAGCAACATTGGGTAGGTTAGCCACCTGGAAGTTATCAAGGAAGATGAGGAAAGAAAGGGTGTGACGCACTGCACTCTCCTCTGCTGCATCCAATTGCTTGAATGTTACCTTATCTTCCACTAGACTTACTTTCTGAGGAATCCAGAAATTACCTACCATCTTACGGTAGAGAGGCTGCACCCACGAATAGCGTACATTGTTTAAGTTAGCAATACCAGTAGGGTTGCCTCCAATGATGGCCTGATCCTCATAAGAATCACTACCAGATGCATTGAAGAGTTTAACTGGTGACATGTGGATATTATTCAACTATGTTTCTCCTGAAAATAAAAAGGGCTACGATTAAGTAGCCCATAGTATAACCTAATTAGCCGTCACAGCCAACACAATCTGCTGCACCTTTGACAAGTTTCTCCCCAACCTTCACGGTGCGGATGTAGTAGACAGCTTTGTTCTTGTTTTCCCATGAAGCTTGCAATGTATCCCACAGCCACTTAGCCTTAAACCCAGGTTGGTTCTTGTCCATGATATACTCAGAGCTAATACCCGTGTCAATCCAAGGGTACTGCATAGCACCAACTACAGCAGCAAGATCCCAGGGTTTGAAAGTAGTCACATCTTTCATATAGCTGACTGGGTTCTCTTTGATGTACATCGCAGACACCGGAATAAGTCCCTCCGTGTTATCCTCATAGAAGAACGCACCGTAGACAGGCATCACACCTGCACCAGCATCCATGAAGATGCTTGTTGTTGTGTTTGGTGCTGGGCTTGTGAACTGACTGTTGCGAACACCATACATTTGTACTTCGGAATTCAGAGCTTCCCACTCGTCTTTACGAACCTTACTGTGTTCAATGTACCGGCCAATCTGCTCACCTGTACTCCAAGTAGACCCACCAAACTCAGGGTATGCCCCACGAACCTTAGCAAGACGTAAACCCTCTTTAACACAGCCGAGTTGGATACGTTCTGCAATATCAGCAGCAAAGTCTGTGTCAAGGAATGATTTCCACTCACGAGCAATCAAGTCAGCATACCCTTGGATACCTACACCAATAGTTCGGAATGTCTCATTGTGTGCCCGACTCTGCTCTGTCGGCGGGTTAGTCAGAGCAATGCCATTGTCCAGAATGTGTGCTGTAAGACCAGCATAGTATTCAATCTCATCAATACCAACACGTCCCATTACAATAGATGCCAGATTACATGTGTGCTGGTACTTTCCGGGTATTGTTACACTATAACTCTCAGTACAAAGATTTGTCGTAGCGATATTACCGACATGCTTATTAGGGTTCATCTCGTTCATACGGCAGATCCAACCAATGTACGGCAACCCTGTCTCAAACTGACGCTTCATTACAGCCTTATACAAAGCTTTCGCCTTAACAACGTGGACAACCTTCAGCAACTTATCTTGGTAAGCTTTAACACAAGTCAAGTACGCATGTTTAAACTCGTCCCCATATACAGCAAACAACTGAATACCAAGGACTTCCTCAACTTCATGAGGGCAGAACAAATGCCAATCAGCATGTTCATCATCTTTCAACACCATGAAGTAATCAGGAATAAGCACTTGAGGTTTTACATCGTGACTCTTACCACGTTGGTCTCCATGCTCAGACTGACTATCAAGGAAAGCTTCAATATCACCGTGCCAGATTGGCAAGGAAGTTGTGAATGCCCCTTTACGCTTACCACCTTGGTTTACACTTACTGCTGTATCATTGAACAACTTGTTCCAACCAAGCATGCCACCAGATGCCCCTTTAGCACCCATCAAGTCAGAGCCCTTAGCACGCATCCGACTAAAGCAAACACCAAGGCCACCACCATTCTTACTAATACGAGCTGCATCATGAAGGTTATCAAAGATGCTATCAATGTTATCAGAAAGCTCCATAGTGAAGCATGAGCTGATATTACCACCAGAGCGTAGGTTGATATTCCAGGGAGTTGCTAGGCTCACCTTACGCTCACTCAGAGCCGCATACACCTCTTTAGTGAAGTCCATACGATTCTCTTCTTCCTCTACGCTTGCAATCACCATGGCGTTACCCATGAATAGATGTTGCAAGCATTCATTAGCCAGGAAGTATTTCCCATTTGCTGTCATTACAGAACTAATGCTGTGTGCCAAGTCTCGTTCTTGTACAATACACTCACCAAGCTCTTCAATATCACCCTCTGAGAACTTATTGAAACCTTCATGTTTCCAGAGTCCGAGCATTCGTTGCTCACGCACAAACTCAGTGAAACTAATATCATAACTACCGGTTGCAGCCCAACGATCCATTGTCTCAAGACGACCGGCAACATACACGTAGTCTGGAGACTTAGGACCAGCCAATGTCTTTGTATGGTGGATCATGTTCTGGTTGATTTGTTTAGTGCTGATCCCATCAAATAGGAATTCATCAAACTTAGCTTCAATAGCCAGAGGGTTAACATCAAGACCTTCACAAGCTCGCTCAACACTCTCTTTAATCTTTGCTACATCAAATGCAACTTTAGTACCATTTCGTTTTGTTACTAACATACTTACTCCTGTGTTGGTCTTGTACTGTTTCACTGCTAAGCTTGAGAGCAAAGATCTTTAATTGCATTGAACACACCACTGCCGACAAGGAAATCAACGCGGTCCTCGTGTGTGACCACTGTGGTTGGCAGAGAACGAATACGGTGCTTCTGCACTTCCTTTGCACTCTCATCATCCATCACATCTTTATACTGATACTTAATACCAGCATTGTCCAACTGAGTCTTCAGCGTAGTACACCCACTGCACCCTTCTGTACCATAAACCGTAACTGTCATTTCCCATCCTTATTGCTAATAGATTTCTTGGGTGTCCGCTTGGCATACTTTTTAAAAGACTTCCTAACAGTCTCTTCCCCAAGGTCAACTTTAATGTCTGCAATCGTTAGTTGACGTGTTGCTTGTTCATGAATTCAATAGCTTCTGGATAGTCAGCTACAAAACTCGTACCTTCTGTTTGGATTCTAGTTGTCAATGTGGAACTCCTTATACAATTCTTTTGATACTTCAAGTGACTTTGCTTCAGCTAGTTCGAGGTCATCAATGTAAATGCAACTCTGTGACAATATTCCTGACGACCCGAGAAAGTGAAGATATGGTATCCTCTAGGATTAGCGTTCCCTGCTACACTTCCAATAGGGATAGCATATCCGGGTTTCTTAATCCACTTCATTACTCCCGTTTCAGGGTCGTAACTAACATAGTCACGGATGTCCTTCACCGGCATAGACTAAACTCCAATATGCAGAAGGAGCGAATCAATAACAGGCTTTGTGCTGCCTGTGAAGAAGTGGTCAACACCCTCAAGCTTAACTACGACTGTTGGGACACCACGAACACCATACTCCTGGGCTTTTGCCATATGTTCCGTATTCATAACATCATACTCAACGAAGAATACACCTTTGGCCTTCAAAACAGCTTTAACAGTAACGCAACCAGCACAATCATCCATACCGAAAACAATAACTTCTGTCATACTTTCACCTCATTCGATTTATTACAGTCACTGTCCACAACTGAACAGGTCAACCCATACCACTCCAGTATCCTGTATGAAACTTCACCAGTATACTTAGATGCTAACTCAGCAGCCTGCTCCAGCTTAGCTTTTAACCATTCACGATGTGCCTCTTCTGGAGAAGAAAAGTAACCCAACGCCCTTTGTTTACCTTCTCGACGGATAGTTGATCTGAACTTACCGTCCCGTAAACTTACTCCTATCGGGAGTTCACCTCTTTGCCTTTCTTGTAAATTCAAGAAGGTATTAACCTCTTGTGGTATAAATAAGCAAGTTTCAGGGCTGTAAATTTTATTCCCTCTGCACTTCAAGTCTTTATCCAAAGACTTACCTTCCCATTCTTGTTCTACCATCCACGCACGAAACTCCATAAAGTGGTGCCATTCTGGGCACACTTCACAGTCTTTATATGTAGGGTACCTCCCTTTGAATATTTCTGAATAGCACCGTTGAAACATACCACGCCACTTTTCATAGTAAGGGCAAGTTTGTTGTAATTTTCGGTTTGTTGGGTCAGGTCTCCAAATTACAGCATAATCAGCATCATTTATACCAACACCATAGACTAGCTTCCTATGGCTTTTGTTTCTATTAAACATCTAAGCACACCCTGTCAACTTTCACTACACTTTTCTCCACATGCATTATGGATTTAGCCATCTGATCCTCAACGTATGCAGATAGGGGTGTTTCTTGATTTAACGCTTCCTTCATTCCCGTTGCTCGTATACTACCACGAGTAGTGCGTACTAGGTCTTCTACGCTTAGCATGTTTGCTGTCCACCACTTGTCTGTACGTTCTTTGAATCCAACACGAACACCATACTCAACCTGGTTAGTCATTCGACTACGATGCAGGCATACTCGGAAGTCATAGCCGTAACTTATATCAGCACCCAAGTCTTCTAGGATCTGTTCGAATGCTTCTTTGTCTTGATCAACCCAAGCTTTTTTCCACAATGGATGCTTTTCCATATCAAGTTGACCAAGGTATTGATCGAACTCCATTGGTTGATCAAACTTTTCTACTGCCATTTCACTCATACAAGACCTCCAATACTTGGAAGTTTACAAACTGTAACCTCCCGGAGTTTACGTGCAACATCAACGTGCTCCCGCTGGCTGACACCCTCATCATCTCGTACCTTGAGATATGTAATGAGCTGACGTACTGTCATGTTGGCGTAGAGGTAGCTCATTGTATTACCTTCAGGAAGTACAACTCGTGCACACTCTTTAGCAATACCGTTTCGAATAGCCCATTTGTACTCTTGTTCAACACGAGCAATCAACAACTTCTGACGCTCTTCCCACTCAGCCGCAATCTCAGTGTCAGAACACTCCAAGCTATTCTGACGATTCTTGTCATCTTGCATTCGTGTCTCACGAACAACAAAGTCCTGTGCTTCTGCATATCTTTGACTAAATTCTTGAAATTTCATACTTGAATGTCGAAGAATCTGCCGTGCAATATCTCGTGGTGTTTCAATCTCTACGACAAGGTTAACCATATCAAATACAGACCAAGGATTCTGACGAACACAATACGCCAGTAGCTTGTCTGCTGTTTCAAAGTTATCTTGGTTCGATGGATTTGAAACTCGTGCACAGTAGCTGATAATTCCTTCGCTGTCTGGGATAAAATCAACTACTGGAGTTGTGATGCCAATCAGGCGTACTTTGTTGAAGCTCATAAACTCTTGATCAAATTCAGACAACATTCTCTCCTTAATTAATTCTGGATGATCATTATAAAGGAATCATCCAGATAACACAATACCAATTCTTTCAATCTCTCAGGAGAGTATTATTTAATCTTACCCTGAAGAATAAGCTCAAGCTCAGCCAAGCTATTAAACACTTTGTGTGCAGCGTGGAGCAAGTTACTTTCGTGGTCAGTACGTTCAATAGCTGGAGTGCCCTCTGACTTCATAATTGAGTTGTCATTCTGGTGACGATACTCAGCAGCAGGAAACTCAATTTCAGCATTAGGTAGGTTTACCCAATCATTCAACTTGTACCCTTTAACCTCACCTGCCCAGGTCATCACACGGGCAACTTCACGGAGTGCACGAGGAAAGCCATCAATAACCATATGCATCCCCACTTTACCCACTTTTCGGTCTTCCAAGGCTGGGCGGTGTACACCTAGTGGTGTTGTCTTCTTAATGATACCAAGCTGTTCCGCTCGCTCTCTGGTTATAACAAAATCAGTACCTGCCTCACCCACTAGAGTGTGGGCGCCTTTCAATGTTCCACCTGTGTGAAATTCTGCTGTGTCATTCGCTACGCTAATAGGGATAAACACATCCTCTGATTTATCCCGTGTCATTGGGGTAATAACTTCTTTCGGGTCAGGATGATGCAATGGAAGTGTAACATGTGTCAACTCTTGTTCTGGTAAACTCAGCACTGGCCGTTCGACAAGCTCAAAGTCATTAGGCCAATCATTTAGTGTGTGTAGGTTAACTTCGTTTGTGTCTGGGCAGAAACTAAAGCATGCGTTTCCATTTTCTTCTACAGCGGTGAAGATTGTGTCAAGATTTGAACCTTGATCTAGCCACGTTTCCTGGGCATTTACAACACGAATACGATCTCCAATTTGAAACTTATTCTCACTCATCTCTCTCTCTCCTTTGTGTATTGTCTAGGCTTTCTTTCCACCATCAGCCAAACGATTCTCCAGCTTGTGGTCAGCTCGTGAAGCATTGTACTCCAATTTATCTTGAATAGCACCAGCAAGATCAAGATTTTCATGACCACAAAGGTCTAGAATACGGATCACTGCATCTGCTAGCTCAACCTCAATCATTGGTCGATCTGGGAGTTTATCATCTTGAATGCCCTTACGTACGCCCTCACAAGCTTCAGACACTTCACTATGTACGAGACAAAGCTTAGCTAGAATTTCTGTAACGTATCCTTTTGGTTTAGGAAGTCCCGTAGTTAAGCATGTCCACCACCCAGCTTTAACATTTCCTTGGTAGATTGTTTCTTGAAGATCTTTGATTGCTTGTACTTAGTTATTATTCATTTACTGTTTCTATTCCTTAGCAAGTTACTTTTGAAAGATCAAAGGGTGGGTTTCCGAGGAAAGGTTTTGGATAAGAAGTTTTAAGAATCTCTACCAACTTCTTAGTGCCATCCCCGTCTTCTTTTGGTAAACGAAGGGGTGTCACTTTATTAAATACTAAATCAAGATGGTCTTGAATAATCCGTACTTGATCTTCATTGAAAGACTGTACTTGACCTAGTTCCAATGCACCTTGTAGCCAATATGTGAAATTTTCAGGCGTCATGTTAATTCTCCTGCATGGGGCTTTCGCCCCTTATTGATTTATAGACCTGTACGATCCGCTAACCACTTACCAAACTTACTGTGCTGGCTAACTCCGAAGTTGCCCGTGAATACCCATTTAAATGGTGCAATAATCCACCACACAGGGACTAGCCACAGAACGTTCAGACGCTGCTTCAGTGTAGTCTTTTCGTAGACATCATTCAAGTGGTAGACTCGATAATCTCCACGTTCTTCGTCATCACACAGAAAGTCTAGTAGCCCGTTAATAGTTTGTGGAAGATTAGACTCTTTAAAGTCTCTTTCAATCTGATGTTTATATGCTTCGTGTACTCGGTTATGAATGCTCATGCTTACCCCGCAATATTAGACAACAATTCTTTGTTTGGTTCGTCACCATAATATTCCTTAGATAATTTGTCATAGAGTATGGCAGCTTCTACATCATCTGTAAAGTTCTTATCTATAATTGTTTTACCTTTAAACACAAGCTTAACTCTCCACTTCTGTGAAAACTTGTGCCACACAACCCCAATAAATCTTGAGGGATTAGTTGTGTTTTTATAGATAAGTTTACGTCTTCCATGACTCTGTACTCCATTGTCAGACCATCTACAATTTTCCTTGGAGTAGTGCCCATTTACGTCAATACGATCAACACTTAAGCCATCAGGAGCTTCGCCCATATCTTCGAAGAACCTCTGGAAGTCTTCCCAACCATCTAGCAGTTGAATACCACGACCTCCATAATTCTCCCACTCTTCATTCTCAGGATTGGTGCATCTTTGTTTCATATTAGCCCAAGATCCGTATGTAGGTGTACCAGTCATACCGTGAGTTATGAACCTTTCTTTAACACCCTCTATCATTGCACAGCCACAAGAATTACTTGTACCTCCTGTAAGGCGTCTTCCATCTACTTGTCGAACAGTACCACAAGAGCATTCACAAATATATTTCTTTCTGTTATCTGCTGCTCGCTCTTGTGACCTGTAGAGTACTGTCCAACGTCCAAATGTCTGTCCTGATAAATCAGTTTTCTTTCCCATACTTATCCATAATAAAATCTAGTGAAACAAACATCGGACAACCAAACCCATCTTTAACTTCGTGTAGCATTGTCAGACCACGGAAGTGGTAGTTCCCCTGATGCCCTTTGTACGGTTCGTCGAACGGATAACATGCGCCATTAATAATACCAATCTGCATCTTACCTTCCAGCGTTGGGCGGATTGCACAATCGATGAGTTGTTTATGACCAACTACAAAAGAGCATCCAACATTCTTTAGCTGATTAAGTGCACTACCCCCGTAGGGTTTACCTGTGAAAGGGTTGGCAAGGTAGTGGACGTAGTTGATACCATCAATAACTGCTGGTTGCAGGTATGGGTATACTTTCCAACCATACTGCTCAAGCCCTAGTTGCTCTGTGCCTAAGAATCCTGTGAACTCTGGGTTATCGTTTGCAAACCGATCAGCACGAGCTTCATGATTACCTAGGCAGAAGACCATTTTAGGATCGTAGACCTTCTTCTTGGCCTTTCTTTGGGCATTTTGTAGGCGTTGGATCGGCTCCATAATAAGCTTCATACCTTCATGACCAACATCCAAGTCTGCTTTGACCCTGCGACCTTCAAAGCTTTTCTTACCTTTATCGTAAGAACTCAGGCTTTCAAAATCAAAGTGGTCTCCAATGTGAACGATTACATCAGGCTTCTTGCTGGCAATATACTCCCCAATGGCAGAGAGGTAATTCAAATCGTGCCCCGGTTTTACTTGTGTATCTGCGATAATCAAATGCTTCAAACTTAAACCTCCACTTTGTTATACAGGGACAACTTAGTTAGGAAAACCATTCTGATGGTAAAACTCAGGCTCGTGACTATTACCAGACTTAATCTCAGACACGCCACTGCCCTTAGTCAATTCCTTAGCCGCTTTAATCATCTCACGAATACTATCTTCCAACTCAGTATCCTCTTTACCACCTTGTACACCGTAGATGTTGGTAATGGTTGCAAGCTCTTCGCCCGTATCTTCTACGTCTTGCAAGAAGCTCTCCAGCACTTCCTCTCGTGTGTCTGCTGTGAACAAGTAAACGTAGGCAAGGCTCTCACCGTATAGTGCAAATGACATTATATTTCTCCTTAGTGTGTTTTAGATAAGCTGTAAAGCATGTTGGAAAACCAAGATTGTTTGAGTGAGTAATGCAACACTCTCAATGTTCATGAATGTACTAACGGTCATACGACACTCCAACTCTTTGTCTCAAGCTCTACAATGCGAGCTTCAAGATTAGCAATCTTATCCAGTAGCAGCTTCAGTGTGTTGTCATCAACTTGAATTACAAGGTTAGCTGTAGTCTTAGCCATTATTCGAAGCTCCCATCTTTGTGGATAGTTAGTACAGTCTTAAGAGAAGCCTTATACATCTGATCAAGGAAAGCGTAAGCTTCCTCTAAGGTATTGTATTCAGAGTAAGGATTCTCAGCGTAGCAGCTGTCTCCGTTGTCTTCGTAGATAACTCTGGAGATTTGGTACGCCTCTTTACCTTCTTTCTGTACAAGTACAATTCGGATGTCATTGATCATCTGTGACATTCTCCAGAACTAGTTCATACTCACTCTCAAATAGAATGTAGTACTCGCCAACATCATCGACAACCCACACTGACCCATGTTCTTGAGAGCCTGCCCAGCTTGGTGGGGCTGTGGTTTCGTACACCTTATCGAGTGTAGTGTCATGGTCGTCAACAAGCGATTTAACTCTCATTAGCCTTCTCCTTTCCAAAATGTTCAATCAATTGAAGTCTTCGTTTGTCTTTCGAAGAAGCTGGAGTATACCCATTTGATTTAAGGAAGTCAACCGTTTGTTTCACCCCTTTCTTTTCAAACTCAATGGCTTGTTTGATCACAGAAGCTTCCTCAAATGTAACACCAAACTTCTCGCTGTAGCTCTTAATCTTATGAGCGTCTCGTGATACAAACTGCAAGTCGTCTAGAGATACAAGCACAATACCCTCCAGGAACGCCTGTAAGTCGTCTAGGGAGCGAAGGGAGTGTCCACCCTTACGGTGATCTACGTCCATGTCTTTAAGCTGAAACTCACGCCCTGTGAGGGCACATAGGCCACCCCAAACAAGACGACCATTAAGCTTAGGGTTTGGACTTGGAATCTTATACCTATTCTTGTTGATAAATTCAATCTTAATTGGGGAACGGTTCCACAATGACCTACGAATCCCTCCACGAATGTATGTGAGTAGGGATGACTCTGTTTTCCAGATATGCCCCATTTCACCTAAGATGGTCTTTAGCTTATTGTCTCTAGTCTCCTTGTTAGAGGCCCCTTTAGACATCCTTTAGTTCCTTATCAAGTGAAAAGATTGCTTGAAACTGTCCACCACAAGAGTCATCAAGATCCACTAACAAATAACCACCTTTCACTACACGGCTACGTACACGCTCCGATGAATAGCCTCCGCCATCCCACTCATCAGGATTAGCTACATCATCATTTTCACTGTAATAAAATGAACCACCCCACCTCTCATACCAATAAGCACGGGTGTTATCTTCAGGTGCCCAGCGTTCTTCTTGGAACAGTTCAAGTGCAACACCATAATCACAGCTCATCTTTATTCTCCCACAAACCCAATTCAGTCATAATTGCTTCAGCTACATCATCAAAACAACTTTCAGGCACTCCGTAGTTTGATTCAGACCAACGATCTGTGCTGAGGTCTCGGTTGTGCTCTTCCATAACCTTCTCAATCAAGGACCGGATGGAGTAGTCTTTCTCTGAAATTTGTGTGTACTCTCTGTCCTCACTGTAATACTTAGCCACGTATCACTCCTCAAACACAGGTTCAAAAGCTTCAGTCTTAAACGAGCTGACATAGTGTTCTGGGATAATATGAACTTCCTCTGGAACAAGAGTGCGAGTCTCTGTCACTTTCATGTATTGTGTGCTGTCCCACTCAGTGCCCCAGCTATCGTCCCAAGTGCCGTCTCGTTGAATCAGAACCCCGTGGAAGTCGCTCGCATCAATGCCGTCACCTTTCAAGTCTTCGATGTCAGCGTGGTCAACTGTGTGTGTCACTGTGCAGTAAAAGCTAGAGTATTTACGGTGGTCTTTGGAAAACTCGCCTACATCGCTTACATATTCCAACAGCTCTTGTTCTGTAATCTTACGCATATTTCACTCCCAGCTTATCCAAAGTCTTGAGCAAAGGAACTGTGTCATTTTCATGTCGCAGCATCCAAGCCATTGTCATCATTTCCTGCATCACGTAGTCCCAAGTAATAAGGATGTTATCACCACGCCAACCTACTACAGTCTTGGGCTCAGGATACAACATCTTAAAGACATCCACACCAGCTTGAAAGAGTTCTTTGTCATTTGACGCTGAAAGAAGTGCATTGTAAGCCCCCTTGTCTCCCCAGTCTGTATCGCTAAAGCAGTTGGCCTTATAGTTGTCCGAGGTGTCCGAGCTGCAAACCTGCCACATCCAATGCTTCCTACCAATCCCCTTTACTTCTCCCTTATCATTCAGGTAAAGCTCACCAAATTGATTGCCGTTCTGAATTCCCTTACCGGGACTACTGTAGTCAAAGAAGTGCATTGCGGAGGAGTAAATATCCTTTTCACGAGCTACCGAGAATGTCCCAGGCTTGCCCCATGTGTCTATTACAAGCCTATCGTCCACTTCAAGGTCAGTAACCACCTCCGCTTGATACTTCTGGATCAGGTAATTCGTAACTGCGTCATAGTGATATGGTTTTTGTGTTTGAGCCCTGTTTGCCTTGTACTTTAAAAGGGTACTAGCCTCAACACGCCAACTATCACCAGATCCAATCAACGCACTGTATGTCTTACAACCACTAGCCTTGAGAATGTCATCAGTGAATGCCTTAGCTGTGTGCAATGCAAAGCTCAGAGGTTCTGGTGTAACAATGTCAATGATGTCAAAGTCTTCAGGAAGCTGCTTACAATCGTCTGAGAGAGCTTTGTTAATTTCAGCTAACTTGCCTCCAGCTTTCTTCTTATAATGTCCATACCACTCTGTACGGGTCTTACAATCATACTCATCACCAGACACTCGGTGTACTACTTTGATTGTCCTCTTTTCACTAACAGATGAGACTGCATACTTACATGGGTCAAGATCGATTACTGCGTGTGTAAACTCTGTCATTCAACCTCCATTAAGAACCTTCAGCCATGATATACACATGAGGTGTCACCAGATACTTGTGGTACAACTTCTGCTTCAAGATGGAAGCCTCAGCAAGCTTGGAGTCCGTAACAACGCCATAACTGTAGCTGTCCGTACTTACCACACTCACACCAAAGATACTGTCTTCGCGATCAGCATCATAATAAGGTTGGAACATTTCAAAACCAAGTTGTTCATAGTCTTCAATGTCACCATTACCAAACTCTTCTACAATCTGCTCAAGTTGATCATATTTATAACCAACACACAGTTGACCATTATACTCAATACCCACTCACTTTTCTCCAGATAAAAAGAAACCCGCACAAGGCGGGCTAATTTATATTCAAATTGTACTTAACTCTACAACAGCTAATAACCCGATCAGCTTATGTAGGAAACATTGTCAGTTATTGTAATCTGTGAGAGCTTCGTACTTTGCGAACAACTCAAGTGCTGCAAGTTTACGTTCCTCAAAATCTTGAGCTGCATACCGTACAGCAGATGCTGCAATCTTCTTCACTTCGTCTGCTGGAATGCCCTTGGGGTTCTGCTTGGCACTAAATTTAATATCAGCAAGAAGTTGCTTAATGTCAGCCTTGGTTGTGTTCAACTCTTTGTTCAATGTTACAAGACGTTCAAAGGCTTGATCTTCATTGAGAGTGAAGCCTGCACGTCGTGCATCTTCTTTGTCCAGGAAAGTAACTTCGTTGTAGTCATTAGTATCGGTCATGTGTTTCTCCTTAAAATTGATATAGTTTAGTGTCTGTGAACCAGACATTGAATGGGGACACTGTGTAGCCTTTCTCAGACAACTCTTTGCTGAGTGCGTAATGCTGTTCAAGAGTTACTTCAAAACTCTTTTTACCTTCAGAGACTGCTTTATTAATCAGGTCTGTCACTTCCTTGTACAGTTCAACCTTACGTTCAAAGCTTGGGTTCTTGAGCATTTCAATACGTGCTTCCGCAGCCTTAATCATTTCAACTCCACATATTGTGCGTAGTAGTGAGTGTCACCCGTAGTCTCAATAAGCTCAGCCACTCGCTTGTGAGCTTTGTCGAAGTTAAGATGTGCCTCCAAGATGATGTCTTCACCGCTCTCTGTGATGAATGTAACTAGTGCCACCTCTTTCATTTAGACACCATAACTGCTGTAATCAAAAACCCAATGAGGGCTACTAGAACAATCAGTGCACCACCGTAGAAAGGCAACAATACCCACCACCAGCTCCATGTGATAGCACCAATAAGCTTGAGGGTGATAAAGATCAGACCCAAAATACTAAGGAAACTCAGTTTCATTTACTTCTCCTTTATTGTTTGTTGTGGGAACAGCACTTTTGAATATGCTGTTCACCACTTAGTTTCGATTAGATCAGAACGGCAGTGAGTCACTGTCGAAGTCATCAAAGTCAACCACTTCTTGCTTCACAGGTTGTTGCTGAGGCTTACTCTGAGCTGCTACAGGCTTATCCTCTTGAGACTGCTGAACTTCCCCAGCCTTCACCTTACCAATCTCAATCAATGCCTTCTCAACGTCAGAGCCTGCAAAGTCCTCAGCCTGCTTCATGGTGTTGATCACAGACTGACGAAGGTTCTTCAACATCTCCAGGTCTTGTTCACCTTTGAAATTGATAACATGCATGAACTTCTCATCCAGTACAGGAATCATCTTCTGCATTGCTTTTGGTACAGGACCATTGAATGCAAGCTTCTCATTCAGATAATGCTTACCAGCGTGTTCATTCAAGAAGACATGAACGTTGAACATTGCAGCTTCACCAATCAAGTTACCCAACATATCTGGTTTGAAGTTACCACCAATGAGTTGGTTAGTTGCTTGTGCAAGCTTGAACAGAATAGTGTTGTTCTTGAAGCCCCAGCTACCATCGTCATTACGTTGCTCACGAAGGCTGAATGGCTTACCTACAACTTTACCAAGTCCCTTCACACCAAACTCATTGTTCAGCATGCCACGGAATGGAAGGCTCTCACCAACGCCGTCTTCATCAAAGAACTGACCACGGTTGACAAGAGTGTCAGGGAAGTCAATGTTCAAGGCAACACATCGTTGTGCTTTTACAGGCCAGCGTTTGTAGCGCACCAAGTTGCCTTTATCATCAGGCAATGTCTCAAAGTATTGGTTGGGGTTCTTTGCCAGTTCTTCAGCTTCGGCAACTGCATCACCTGTCCATACAGCCTTTGCGTCCTCTTGTGCTTGAAGACCCAAGTCAATAACACCACTAATCACACCAATCATTGCCTCAGGCTTCTCGGAGCAACCTACAGCTTCGACAATGTGTTTACCCAGTGCATCATAATCAATCTTTGGACGATCTTCATTCGAGCTTACAGGGGTTTGTGCGTTGAATACGAATTTCTTAGACATGTTCTAATGTTTTCCTTTATATGAGTTTGCTAATAACTAGCGAGATATGTTGAGAGGAAGTGCTTGTTTGTCACTTCCTGGATTATACAGATTGTTGTGGTGCTTGTCAAACTTTATTTAACGAATTGTCCGCTCAATAACAATCTTCTGCGTGATGCGTGGTGCTTTGGTATCTACCAAGTTAAAGCGAAGGCTACGTTGAATCAACCGTGCTGCCTCCCGTGTACTTACTTGGAAATTCCCTACAGTGTATTCATATTTCTTTTTCATTGGTTCTCTCCTTTAATTACTTGTAATTACTTGGTGGTGTGTATGCGATCCCGAACACTCTGGCTGTGTGAGAAAAACCTTCCTCCCACCTGTTGTCGGTGTAACAATCGTGAACTACCTGTAACCGACGAATCAATATTGAATGCTCCTCCGGTACAACGTGGTCAATAACAAGCTGGGTCCAGGTAGTGTCGTCAGCATAGTCCATTGTAGAAGCAACATACTCATCATCAGCAATCAAACAACCTGCTGCACACATCAACCCACCATCACCACCACGATAAGCACAACCATTTTCATTCTGGGATTTTAACCCCTGATCCCGAAGGTGTTGCACAACTTGATCAAACACTTCTTGATCTGGTGCTTGTGCAAGAGTTTTCAGCGTAATACGAGGTTTAGTGCATTCAGTAGTCATTTCGTCTCCATTGGCATGATATATGCCTTGCTAATTTCTTTAACATCAAACGTGTAACAAGAATCTGGGAGGTTACGGTTGATGATCTTCAGTTTACCATCTTGCTTACCAAATGCAAGCACTGGATTGATAAACTCCGGTTTGTAACCTTGCCACTTCCAGTGAACGATAATCTCCATGTGCTGATCTTCTGGAACAGCATGAATGAAATCGTCTCCTTTCAGGTTGATTGTTGGGACAGACGAGAATGGGTTGTGTTTGTTGCTCACTTGCCCTCCTCGATCAGACTAAAGTCTTCAAGGTAGAAGAACTCATATTCCTCAACACCATCAACAATAAATGTGAAAGCTACAGACTCGTCGTCATCCAGCCAATGTTCTTTACGTGTGAGAAGTGTACCGACACTTGGGTGGTCCTCTAAGGGATCTTGGCTAACGTATACGGCCTTCTGACCTTCTTTGATTTCTAGTAGCTTGCTCATTGTTTCTCCTTTAAGCTGCGATTGCAACAGTGTTTACAAGTTTTACAACCTTACCTGCTGATGGAGTACCACCTGTAGTGGGAGGAGTTGGAGGCTTATCCTCTGTCTCAGAAACACTAGCTTTAACCTCAGCGTTATGACGATGAATATGTCCAGCAAACTCCAGCAGCTCAGCTTTGATCATTGGGAATGTCAGATGCGTACTGCCGTCTTCTTGACCCATTGCTGTGAACTGACGCTTGCCCAGGCTTCGACGTTGAATCTGAGTGATAACGTCTAGCTCAGACAGGCCTGTGAATGTGATACTATTACCGTTGAATTTAATGTTGCTCATTACTCAGTCTCTCCGCTTGTTTGTGTAGCCTATTCTACTTCATGTGGGTGTGTTGTCAAGGATTATTTTTAAGCTCGTTGCTTGCAAACACAAACAGCTCTTTATTGCTCCTGCCATTGAAGACGCTAGAGATGGTGGTACGAGGAAAGCCCAGCATTCCGGCAATTTCGTTGATGCCTCTACCTTGACTATGCAGCAGAACAATCTCACAAATAATAGCTTCTGTTACTTTTCGGTTTGTCTTTGGCCGATTGGCATTAATTCTCCCTGCATCAATCCCGTCACGGGTATTCTGTTTCTGTGTTGTCCAGTATAGATTATAGACAACGTTATTAGATCTTGTATGGTCACGATGACCAACTTGGGGTAGTTTATCAGGGTTCTCAAGAAATGCAATAGCTACCAACCTGTGTACGTAACGAATCCTGACCTTTGACTTTGGTCCCTGTAAACCCACATTCATATATCCGGCACCATTATCGTGACAGACTAAACATTTACCAGTCTTAAGATCAATAATTTTACCTAGATTACTAACAGCATAACGCTCTTGAATATCATCAAGAATTATCGGTTTCCAAACTTCCCTCATTTTCCCTCCTCTAGTGAATATCTGAATATCGCTTACCAGACTGAGTCTCACAGCCCAATGCTCTTCGAAGCTTGAAATCTACATTTACCTTTTCTACGGCAGATCTTATTAAAGAAGAAAACTCATCTTTAAATTTTTGTGTATCCTTCACACACAAGATGCATTCATCCCTACTGTTTTGTGCTCGTTAGGCACCCAGCTTTTCAACTGGTGTCGGACTATATCACAGCCTCAAAGGGAGGCTCTTTGCTATTTCAGCAGAACTCTCTGCTTACTCCCGAAGGATAGTCTCTAGGCTTTTATGTCTCTCGACAATTTAGCACGGTAGGTTAGCATGGGACTCTTGCGCATCCTTTAGCTTTCCCCGTTTAAGCAAAGTTATTCAATGCACTTCACAATGCAAGGCCACAATGATGTTTATGGAAACTTCCTGTTAGCGTTTTCTTGCCATACCTTTTCTCTGTCTCTGTGAGGATATTATCCACCCACATATCAAAGAAGTAGGAGCCGCTACCCTGGGCCAAAGTAGAAAACCTGTCTGCCTCAGACCTCAAGGCATAACAAAACCCATTAATCGGGTTAACCAACCACTTACGACCTCGGCTGTCTTTGATAACAACCTGCTCTTCAGCAATAGCTTTTACAGACCAATTAAGCTTCCAGTAAGCCTCGTGGAGAGTTTTGCCTTCTTTTAGGCTTACTCCCGCTGCCTGAGCAATTTTTGCAGCGCCTGCATTGTACACAGATGCATAGTTGGTTGTCTTACCCTTTTTCCGGGCTGCCTTTGCGTTAGAAGACTTCTCACCCCGCTTAAAATCATCAAACTCCTTCTGGCTAATCATTTTTGCCGTAAGAGCCATAAGAATGTGGGGATCGAAGTCTTCCTCTTGCATTGTTGCAACATACTCAGGATCATGAGGCAGCATCAGGCTGTGTTTAACCCGATCCTCCAAGCTAGACATGTCGGAACCCAAGAGAATTTTTCCCTCTCCCGCAACAAGCCCTCCACGAATCAACTCTCCATGAGGCTTGTCTACACCAGGCAGGTTTACAATTTCCCTATGTTGTACTCTTAATGTATTAGTTAGGCCCCCAATCCTCGCTTGGAGCCACTTTCCATCTTTGATGTCCCGAATGAATCCTTTGATAACCCCTAGCCGATGTTTAGCTACGTTGTACTCTGCATACTTACGAATGGATGGCACTTCATCTGCCAACTCAAGAACAGATTCACAGAGTTCCTTTCCGTCATCGCCCCCAACACTAATTTGTGGGATAGCCCTTTCTTCAGGCTTGCTGTTCTTCCACTCAGACCATTTGCTGTTATGTGAACCCTCTTTTGGCTTTCTGGCTATCCAGGCATTAAAGGCAACCTCGTCTTTCTCATAACGAAAGCTTGTAGGAACCCATCCATGCGAGTACAGCAAAGCTTTTACTTGAGCAGGAGAGGATGCCTTTGGCTCATCATAGCCACTAAGGGCTTTGAATACTCCTTTAGTTTCAGTGTCCTCGACTTTTAAGGTTCCGAACTCATCAACCTCTTTAGCTTCATATACCTCTAGTAACTCTTTCCATTTAGTTCCTGTTGATGATAAGGTGCCGTCCTTTTTGAAGGGCTTCTTTGGGGCTTCCTTCTTTGTATACTGAGGAACCCTTGGCATGACTGCCTCAAGGGCTAAGGTTGTTTCGTTTACGATTGCCTCAAGTTTCTTCTCTGAGTCAAAAAGAAGTTCTGTATCAACCTCCCAGCGAGTCTTTTCTTGTAGACGGGCGCAGTCCATCTTAAACATTAAGAAGGTTAAGATCCTATTAATGTGTTCCTCTACAGGAAGACCCACTAACTCATCAATTGCAATAGACTCGTCTTCACTGACCCTCTTTCCGCCGACAGCCCCAGAATCAATCTCAAGCTTGGTAGTTGTGTACATCTCAATCAAGCGTCGCTTGAGGTCTTTCCACAATGCTTGGTTAATCTTTACGTCTTCACAAACTCGATTTTGGTAAACCTCATACGGTTGATCTGACCAGTCCTCTACTACGGGCTTTTCAATTCCATAGTCCTCGTGAAAAGTCCCCAGACCGTGGGTTCGCCTGTCGAAGTTCAAGTACCAACTAAGGGCCAGTGTGTCGATAAGCATCAGCTTAGAGAGGTCAATATTAAACAACTTCTCCATCAATGGTATATCGAATGAAATACCCTTGTGCATTACGATAGGTATCTCATTCTCCATGTGCCACTGAAAAAACTTTACAATCCTGGCAGACTCGGATGTTCCATTAAAAGTCTGAATGTCCTTTTCATTCATCTGGAAGCCTAGGACGTGGAGCTTTGTAGCAACATCCAGAAATCCATCAGACTCCAAGTCGGCAACGGTTGCCTTCTTCCAGTTATAGATACTCTTCAAATCCTAACTCCTTAAATCATAATGAAACAGTCTCCCTATTTTCTACCAAATCCTGTCGTAAAGCAAGGACTTTTGATTGTAGGGCATCAAATACAGGCTGTTGGAAGCTCCTATCTTCGGAGTACCTTAGCACGGCAGCTTCCATTAAAACAATCTTTTCTGCCTGCCAAGCTTTGTGAGCTTGCATTGCTGTTGAAAACATACCAAGGTGCTTTTTCTTATCTCCGCTCTTAACATAAGATTGGTAAGGGTTAACCAACTCTCTGCTCATACCAGAAGGCCGCTTCATATAAGATACACCTACCGGGTATTCTCCGCGACTTGAGTTGCTTAGCACCAAAAGCAAGTTCACCCAACTGGGTACAAAACAACATGTATTAGGACTATACAGTTTGCCGTCGCCTAGTATGTCCTTGTCCAGTTCATTACCTTGCCATGGTTGCCCTTCCATCCAAGCCTTGAAGTTGGAGAAAGTGTACCAGTCGTCAATAACTCCAGATTCCAAATAACTTGGATTTCTTTTGCTGGCTTTGTTACACCTCTCTTTCATGTTTCTCCATGTCCTGAAGAATGGACACATAGTTTGTTTACCATCAACCATCTTTGTTACTTTGTAATCGGCATCATTTATAAACTCTTTCAAAGTTGTTCACCCTCCCATGGGTAACTGATGAGGCGACCATTAGGTTGATACTGAGTCTTAATCCGCCCTTCTCCACCGTACTTACGGTTTTTAATGCAACTAATAAAAGAATTAGAAGCTCGCCCTTCTGTTGCCATTTTGTTACGCTCAAACCCCATTAGCACAGGGAAAGAACGCATAATACCGCGACTACCAGTAAATTGTGATGCCAACACTTCGCCACCTGACTCATGGTCCCTTGCATCTTTTCCTTTCGGTGCATTCAAGTGGCTGAACATATCAATATGGATTTTCAATTCAGATGCCAAGTTTGCAATTTCAGATGACCATTTATTAATAAATTCATTCGCTTCACCACTGGACAAGTGGTCTACAAGCCGTGTGATGTTATCAATCACATGAAAGCGAACCCCATATTCCATTGTATTGTACCGAATTGCTTTGAGAATTTCCTCAATATTAAATCGGTTTTCAGCATTACCCTCAGATTCCCACATTAACAAACTACCCTCAAGGCTCCGTGCAGTCTCTTGAAACTGTTCCCAGTTATCTTTGGCAATTTCAGGGCGGTGATACGGAATAGAATCAATCTTGCCTGCCACGTTCCACAGTGTATGTTCGTTCTCTTCTTCAAGAAGTACCATGAAAACTTTTTCTTTATGTTCTGTAATATTCCACGCGCCAACTTCATGAGCAATCAAAGTTTTGCCGAGGCCGATACCAGCACCTAGACAAGTGGCCTCAGAAAAACGTTGTCCATAGACCATATCTGTAAGCTCTTGCCACGGATAAGAAAGCCCCATTTGAGGTGGCTCAAGTGCCCGAGTCAAGACAGTGGAAACGTTTACCACGCCTTCGCTTACAGGTTTTGCACTTTTCCAAATACAGAAATCTGCAAACAAATCACCATCACCTTTCAATAAAGCTTCGTTGGCATCTTTAGCATTAGTTGGATAAACAGCAACTTTAACATCAGGCATAATCTTTTGTACATCTTTTACTGCTTTCTTACCTGCCTCATCATTATCAAATACCAGCACAATCTCAGTAAAAAACTTATCAATCTCTTTGCGCATCCGACCAAGTGTGGTTACTGCACTACCTACTCCGTGAGGAAGACTAGTGACTGCGAACTTATTGTACTGACTCTTGCGTTTGTTTGCATGTGACTCTAGCATCATCTCCAGGGCTCTTGAGTCGAATTCACCCTCAGTGACGTAGAGACGTTTAACTCCAGACTTCTTTGCAATCTCCCAGTTGAACAGGTCTGCGCCCTTGATGTCCCCGATAGACCACATAGCTTTCTTGCCAAGCATAATTGCTTTGTAGCCTGCCAGCTTTCCTGAGATTGTATAGGGGAAATTGAATGTAAAGGGTGTCTTTCCGTCATATTCACTGTAAGCCAGCTTAATGCCAGACTTTGCGAAATACTGAGGATGAATGCCTCGATACTCTTCAGCGGGAGATTTTAGGTTTCGAACTTCTTGGATTTCTTCTTGTACATCATCTTCAGATCTTTTCCCTGGGGGTTTTGGTGCCTTACCGTTATAGGGATCTTCTACGTAAGCCTCAAGTCCTCGGCTGGCACAGGAAAAGCAGTAGCCGGTAAACTTGTTCTTTCCATCATCGTAAAAGACTTGTAGGCCCTTGTCAGATGTGCAGTGCACAACATCATGTTTAATTCTCTCCACGCAGCTAATAATACACCTCCAATGTAAGTTTAAAAACAATTCTCAATAACAACTCATCCACTCAGGAAATTCCCTCAAGACGCTCGCTCAATATCATCCACAGCCTCCTGTAGAGCCTCATACAAGCGCTTATCGCCTCCCCAATACCAACCTCGGGTGTATCCGCGAGCGTCGATTGTACGTGAGCTGAAGTCCACTTGCAAGCGATATTTAAGCATTACCTGAAGTGCCCAGGCCTGATTACTCAACCTATACTCCTTTTTGATAGCCAGAAACTATTGCACTAATTACAGGAACTGTCCAGCAATTACCCAGCACCTTATACCTTGCATTGTCTGAAATTGAACTAGTGTACCCATCTGGGAGCCCTTGCGCACGCTCACACTCTTCCGGTTTAAATTTCCTACGGACACCGTATATATTCTCCAGAAGGAAATTGTACTGCCAAGACGAGACTGTTATACATGGCATTTTTGTAGAGACTTTTGTCCCTCCTTTATTGTAACCGCGAGGCCATGTCCAAACTCCAGAATAATCCTCTGTAGACATGTCGATAATACCCCTAATGTCCGGACCTTGTGTATTTTTGAAGGTTTCCACCAGAGACACTTTCTGAGAGTTACATAGCAGATTTGTCCAGTAGTATCTCTCCCTATTCTGTGCAACCTTTGCTCGGGAATTTAGTAGCATTGGTTCACAACCCAAGTCATCCGTAATTGTATCAATAAATTCCTTTTTCATTCTTACGTTTTCAAGAAGAAACTTTACATCCGGATTGAATTCCCGTATTTCAGAAAGAAGTCTTGTAAATTCAAAATACAACTTGGATCTAGGGTCTTTGAAGTTGAGCTGCTTTCCTGCAAGAGAAAACCCCTGGCAAGGACTACCTGCCAATATCAAATCAATTTTACCTACATACCACGAACCATACTCGGAAGTCAGCGTTCCTTTTTCATACCTAACTTTTGATACGTCGCCTATACGTACAATATCTTCGTGATTATCGGAACTCACTTTAATAGCATTTTTATCAACCTCAGATGCAAAATATTGGGAGACGCTAATCCCGCTCTCCAGCAATGCCTGTCTTCCACAGCTAATCCCATCAAACAAGGAGACCACTTTTAACCCCGGCTCTTTGTTATACATATACATTATGGCCTGTTTTATTTATGCGTTTTACACCGTTGCGTGTACCCTCTTTAACTAGTACAAGATAAGTGTAGTCAGAATAACTCTCAATAAAAGGCTCGAAGCCCATAGAGACATTGTATTCACCAACAGCCTGTTGCTCCTGACTTAATCGTGAATCTTGCATGTCAAGGCACTCTTTGAGGTTACGCGTATTCACTCACACTTCTCCTTAAATTGCTTCAAGAACAAAGCTAGTTGTGATCGTAATTGATCAGTTCCCTTGAATGTATCACAAAGACGCTTCAGGTCGTTAACCTGCTCACGAAACTCATGGTCTTTCATACCACTGACTGGAGGGTCACAGTTTGGAATAAGGACTCGCTCAAAGTAAGTATTGACAAGAGAATCATAGTGTGACTTCTTCATCTGAACTACAGACTCACCTTCTACAAGACCTCCATTAATAACTTCTAACTCACTCACAATAATCTCCTTTCGTAAACACTTCCATGTCAGCTGCCCACTTAAAGGCTGCTACTTGGTGATAATCAATTTCACTGCCATATAGAATGATATAAACAATATACCAACCATCGTGGTTAATCTTTACTGTGTACTTTGGATTGTTCATTCTCAACGCCCCTGTGGTGGGTATGTTACGCGGTAGTAGTCACCTTCTCGTTGATTTGTCTGATATTCTAAAGAGAATCCACGCTTACGCATCTCGTTTGTCCATCCGTTATTATTCCAACCTTGTTTAGTAATCTCATAGCTGTCAACAATAGCGGGATGACCATATTGAATAAACTTGATATAGAGGACAGTCTCAATCCAACGATCAAGTCCCTCACAATCATCCAGAGTCTTCAACTTCGCAGCCATATCTTTTGCAGTAAACATTATTCCAACACCTCCACAACAACTTTATCAAGAAGTTTATTCAATACACCCAATGCACTACGTTTACTTGTCTCGCTCTTTACTTTTACATCAAGTGTGTTCACATAGCTGATGCAAGTCTTCAAATCAGAATGAATCTCAGACAGAAGTACAGCGGATGGTGGCTCATTGCGAAAGTGAAGATTATACCCCACTTGGATCAAATCTTCAATCCACTTCTTGTCTTCTTTGTAGATATTCTCCAGGTATTCGAATGATCCTTTGAACTCACCGCGTGTCTTAGGGAGGTGCTGTTTACCAATAACGTACTTACCAAAGGCTGTCACATATTCAAGACCAGAGTGTGTTGAGTTACCCCAAACCTTCTTGCCCTCTGTACCACTGTAGGAGACACCTTCCTTGAATTCCATACCAAGGCTCTCAAACTTCTTAGCAAGAATGTCAGCTACAGCATTGGTTCGAGAGTAGCTGTACAAAGGAACGTCAGAGCGACCAGTGAGAAAGCCTGCTCGAATGTAGGGATTACCCGAGTCTTGCCGAATGTGGCTACGATCAACTAATAGAGGCTCTGAATAGGTTACTACATCTTTGTATACAGCCTTCCACTGAGACTTGAATTTACGATATGCAAATTCTCCATCCAGAGAATCCCAAATAAACTCGTCGCTAATCTCATCATAGTGACCAGCTTTGTTTAGCTCATCAATGAAATCATTGTAGCTTTCAACAGACAGAATATCGTCTGTTATTCCTTCAGTAGTTGGAGAATAGCCAACAAGCACCTTCTGTGTGTGAATGCTACGAACGTTCTCTACGTCTTTTGCACTGATTTGCCTAGCACTGTTGTAGGAGTTAAATCCAGAATGTGTAACTGTCTCACCATCAATAAGATATGTACCTGCTGGGAGGTCAATAATGCTCACACCAAGGTCATCAATGGTGGTCACTTTCAAAACTTGTGTAGCTGGTTGTTGGAATGTCATTATTTACCCTCCAAAGCTTCAAGCTCTTTAACCAGCTCTTGTTTACGCTGCTCTTTAAGCTCATCCTGTACTTGACCCTTATACCTACTGAAAACATCCCAGAACGCCTCATAGACAGCCTTAGAGTTATCCTCACGGAAGTATAGGGAGCTGTTCATACTATCTGAGAAGGCTGTACCGTAAGACTTCAACTCCTCAAAGAATGCGTCAAAGGTTTTCTTTGGATAACTCTTATCCCACAAACCATCACCGTTAAATGTATATGCACCACAAGGGAAGCTGATCTTGAACAGCCACTCGTCTACAGGTTGTTCGCCTGTATCGGAACACCCGATTGTACGACCATGCTTCTTACCATAGAGGATAAGACCTGTCCAATCATCGTAGACGTTCTTGACGCGTAAGTGTGTACCAGATTGAATGCCCTGTAAGGGAATACCAAAACGTTCACTCACTTCAAGAGCTTCCACAATAGACTTAACGTTTGCTGGGGACAGTGTTACATTTTCACTATCAAATGCTTCAGGGTATTTGTTAACCACTTTCAACAAGGCTTTATATGCTTCGATTTTATTGCTCATCACTTCCTCTCCAAAATCTCTTCGATGTCTGAGATAATATCTTTAATATCCCAATAAAGGTCAGCGTGTTCATCTCCGTCACCATCTGTATCAAAGTATTCAAAATACTCCAGGCTGTCTTCAAGGGATGAAATAATTGCATTTAGTGCTTCTTGCTTATTCACTTATCATTCTCCAATGCTGATGCCAACCAAATAAACCAACACAAAGCTGCATGCTCAGACACATAAACTTCTACAACACCCTCACTGGTAGTCTCATGGCGCTTCTGGAGGTGCTTAGAGGCGATTCCGTAAGCTCCCCACCTAATGATGTAGGTTGACGTATAAAAGCTCTCAAACTCGCTCCTGTGCTGTTCTGTGGTTTTCATGCTTTGACCTCTGTCTGTTTCGAGTAGTCTACCTGGGTTACAAAGCTTTACCAAGGTATTTGTTAAGACATTTCACTTGTTTCTCGTAGCCAAAGCCTTTGGCAATAGTCTCTGTGTAACGTGCAGGCTCAAGCTTTGTGTTATACGTTTCACGGACAAGCTCAATGGCACGCTTCTCACTATCGGAAGACAAGTGTACATCCTTGATGGTCTGGATGTGTTCGCTTGGCGTAAATAGGTTCATCTGACGAGTCTTCATGATCATATAAGCCACTTCACGATCAGAATCACACTGCTCAATGATGGCCTCACTGTATACCTTACGTGCACGATCTTCCTCAGATGTACTTGCAAAGACTGCATTGGACAATGCTGCTGTCAGGATAAGGGGTTGCAATAATATTCTTTTTCATCTTGTTTCTCCGTTTATTTTCTGTATGTGCTAAGTCTAGTGAGACTGTGCAGGTCTGTCAACATTTATTTTAGGCAAAAGAAAGCCCCGCACGAGGCGGGGCAGGGTGTCACTTAAGGTATACTGCCTCGTCACCTCCGAATACTGACTCGTAGCCAATCTGCCAAACGTTACTGGTCTCACCAAGCTCGTTGTAGATACTATCAAAGAACTGACGAACTTCACCAGCAGCACCACCAACTCGTGTTAATAGTTCATGCATCCAGTTAACTTCGTATTGCGACTCAAGTACAATTGAGATGGGAGTGAATGCAGCCTCTTGTTTAATAACTTTCATATACTTCTCCTTACGAACTCTTTACAATACTATCAAGCTGTCTGAACAACGACATCTGAATCTCACCAGTATCCTCAATATCAATACCACTCAATGGGATAGCATTATCTTTTACTTGTTTGATAGTGGAATTACTCAGAGCATATAAATAATGAAGCTCTTCTTTGCTCTCAATTGTGATAGTGATTGGTGTGAATTTCTCTGCTTGCCTTTCAATTTTCATTTTACCTCTCCTATATGGTTTGTGTGGTGTCATTGTATTCGTTTTGTGCAGTCTGTCAAGCTTTTATTTCTCAGTCGTAGTAACTCAAGTCTTGCAGGTATTCAGAATGCTCATTAAACAGCCATTCCTCCATAATGTCAATCTGTTCTTTGCTGATTTCACTCAAATCTTCTGCACACTCCCATTCGATTTCAGATGATCCATAGTAGTCATCTGGATCAGGTGCTTGTAGGCTGAAGCTTCCTTTTGTGCTTGTGAACGATACCACCTTGATACTTACAGTACGGTCGTCACCATAATCTGTGGTGAATGTGTATTCGTAAGTGTTCTTGCTCATGCTTCTCTCCTTTGTTCTGTCTTCTTGTGTTCCTGGTACGTATCCTACCTCAACCTCTCCTGTGTGGCAACAAGAGAATCGTATCTCTGTAGTATCCCTATCATAGTGTAGAACAACAGATTGAACACACTATAAGACAATACTCACTAAACTACATATTCACTAAGTATTCTATATCTCTAATACTACCCTATATCCAACATGAGAGCAAATCCAAGGTAAAACTCCCCAAAGCATCTCCATTACAGAGACACCTTGAGTATTTTACCTAAGACCTCAACCTAAGCAAGAAAGAATGTACAATACATCCAACACAAGCCGCAAGATCCCCAGATTCATCTGGATGTGCTTTCTACTGTCGTTTCCAGTCGTAGTCTACACAGGTAAGTCTGAGAATTGCAACCTTCTCACACCAGATATATTTTCAGTCGTTTGCTGACTGTTGCTGTGCTATACCGTGCCACTTAAGGCTCACTCCCACACGTTGCGCCCGCTTCCGTTAATGCGCTTTAACATTGAGTAACCCGATTCCAGCCGTAAAACTCTCAATGCGAGAGAAGAGAGAAACCATTCAATACAATCTTTCCCTTCTCGATGTGGTCCATTCTATCCGTATTGGTCTATGATGTCAATACAAGGATCGGGATATTTCTATGTGAACGAGAAATAAGGGGTTGACTCTGGTTGGTGAGGTGTGTAGAGTGATCCTCCATAGAAAGACAGATAGCTGAGTACCTTGTAAGCTCCTGAGAGGCGATCTGGGACGTTTTATCAGCTTAGGTGGGAAAGGAGTAGGGTTGGAGATTCTAGGGGCTTGTGTAAGACTACAGGGGCTTTGAGATAACTTATTAAATTCGTTGACATGCCAATTAATTGGTGTAGGATGGGTGGAAATCAAATTGGAGCTTTAGAGTGAACGACAACAGTATTAAACCAACAGACGAACAAGCTAGGATCATCGAAGGTGCAGGAAAGCACACAGAGATGATGGTGAATGCGACAGCAGGCTCTGGTAAGTCTTCTGTCATGTGCATGATTGCTGCTGAACATCCTGTGAATAGCTTGCTTCTTACATTCAACAAAGCATTGGCTGTTGAGGCTTCCGAGAAGTTCCCTTCCTGGGTTAGCTGTCGCACCACTCACAGCCTTGCATATGGTCACTTTGGTGTTGGTATTCAGCACAAGCTAAAACGCCCTCAAGGGGCTTACAGGAACGTGGCTGGTACTGGTACTGAGATTGCCAAGTATTTCAAGACTGGTGACTTCATTTACCTACTTGATGGTGAACATGAAACACGAACAATGAAAGCTGGTGGTGTGGGTGTTGCTATCAAAGAGACTGTTGCAAAGTATGAGGCTTCTGCTGATACTGAGCTGACAATGGATCATGTAAGCGTTAGTCCTTGCGAACAATGCTTGCTTCGAGATAAGAGGGCTTTGAAGGCATTCAAACGTCTTGTATTTGCTGCTGCACAGCGTCTGTGGTCTTTGCGTATTGACAGTAACAGCGATGTTCTGGCAACCCATGACACGTATTTGAAGCTGTATCAGTTGTCCAAGCCAGACCTTTCAATGTACAAGAACATCTATCTGGACGAAATGCAAGATAGCACAGCTGTAGTTTTGGACATCTTTACAAGCCAGCAAGGAAAAGCTAACCTTTATGGGGTAGGCGATCCGTACCAAAACATCTACAGTTGGAGATTTGCACAGAATGCAATGCTGAAGTTTGATTGGCCTGAATATGGACTGACACAAAGCTTCCGTTTCGGGCAACGAGTAGCTGATATTGCAAACTGCGTGCTTGCTAAAGACGGTCGTCTGATTACAGACATTAAGGGTTGGGATAAACTTGACACTCGCACTGTTCTGAAATATGACATTGAAGGGGGCGTCCTTGATCAGCCATACACAGCTCTGTTTCGTACCAACTCAGCTTTGATCTTTGAAGCTGTGGACCTTCTTAGTGAAGGACGTACAGTTAATCTTGAGATTGATGTAAACGACTTCACTAAGTTTCTTGAGTCTGCAATTGAGCTGAAACGTGGTAACAAAGCCAAGGTGAAGTATGAGAAGCTTGTACAGTTTGATACCTGGGTTGAGTTTGGTACAGAAGCTGAAGCTGTGCAGGGTGAACTATTGCGAGTATTCAACATGGTGAACAATGGTACTGTGTTTAAAGTGCTGGATGTATTATCCAAACACAAGAACGTAGCTGATCCACAAGTGACCCTCACCACTGCACACAAAGCTAAAGGACGGGAGTGGGATATTGTAATCCTTGCAGACGACTTCGCTAGCCCGTATAATGCCAAAGGCGAGTGGATTGGTCTTCAGGATGCAGAAAGAAATCTATTGTATGTGGCTCTCACTCGTGCTAAAAGCTTTCTTGGGTATAATGACACTGTTCAACAGATGATCAATCGCGTGCATGGTGGGCTGTCAACACCGGACTGCTTTGATTTGGAGAAAGAGATTCGTGAAATTGATCGCGAATTGGAATACACACTAGACAATTGATAAATTGGAGAAACTATCATGAAATACAAGATTACAGAGCGAGTTGTGCAGCTGGTACAAGACCTGTATGCTGCTGGTTACGAGGGCGAGGCTGCTCTGACTAACAACTACTACTGCACAGGCACAGCAGAATTCTTCGGAGAGATGTTCTCTATCCAGCTTACGGGCTTCTGTAAGGAGAGCCTGCACATTGCAGAGAACACTGATACCGGATGTATCACTTGCATTGGTCGGTACTCTCTTGAGCTAGAGAAGTCTGAAGTTACAGTGCCTGATGTTGTTCAAGTGGCTTGGGACATCTACAAATCTTATAAAGACAGCGGGTATAGTATGCCATATGAATTCAAAGAAATGTTTGTCCGTGCTGGGTATATTAAAGAGAAGAAAGTTACCAAGACAGTATGGGAGGAACAATGAGCAAGGATAAACTAAATCTCCTAGTTATTCACCGAGGAGGTGTCCCTAGCGAGAGGACAAAGAAGATGACTCAAAGAATCATTGATAACCTAGAGGGTACGGATGTTGTAGTAACCTACCAATCTCACGACTATTTCGAGATTCAAGGAATGGAGTTTGACGTGGTGATTGTTGATGAATTTGCAGAGGAAAGTAAATGAATCTATACAACCTTAAATTCTCAGAAGATATTCGCTTTAGTGTTGAGAATATCGTAGACTACAACATCAAAGGAAGTTTTGACCCTCGTGCTGAATGTGACACGGAGTTCTATGGTTATCGTGAGACTACATTTGATGTAATTGGTGTTTACGTTAAAGACAATGGTATTTGGGTATCTTGTAAAGACGCTATTGAGCATTTCAAGAAAGAGTTTGATAGTCGTGCAACACTTATCGTGCAAGATGCAATTGATGACAAACAAGGAGAAATAGATTGAACACTAAAGACTGGATTAAGGTTGTTCTGATTGGATGTATGCTGTCTTTCCTGATTAATGCACCTATGTTCTTCATTGATAGTAATGCGGCACGCGAGCAATCGACTGTCCCAGGAAAGACAGCAGTATTCCCTAAAGGAACATTTGAATCAGAGGTTAAACATACACAATGAAGACTGAAAACAAGGCAGACGAGATGGTTGTTTACAATTCAAATGATGAAGATATGCATAACGACTTCAAATAACAAGCAACAAAAAGCCCACCAGCTAATCAAATAGTGGTGGGCTTTCTTTTATGTGTATTATTACTGTCTGTTAGAGCTTCCCTTCACATCAACACGCAGTACACCAGCAAGGTCACGAATGTCTTGCCTCAGCCCTACAGTCTCACGAATCCACTGTTCTTGAACACTCTTAAACTCTTCCCGACTCACCTTCCCATCTTGCAGACGGTTGATAGCCCTTGCATTAGTCTCAATACTCTTCTCTACAGCAGCAATAGATTGTTGTGTATTGGCCCTGTCCCCTTGGTACATATAACCAAGTAAACTAATAAGAGCTAATGCAGCCCAACCACCCCACTTCTCAATTAGAAAGTTGAACTTGCCGTTCTGCGATGTATCATTTCGCGGACTTTCCTGGCTCATTGTCGGCTCCCTCCTTTGTGTATTTCTTGACTAAGCCTTCCACCAGTATCTGATGTGCACGAAGACAGCTTGTGTTGTTAACCCATGAACTTGCAAGAGTACGTACTGTAGTGCCCGCAGGCTTCTCTTTACAGCTAATCTTTAGCAAATCCAAGGGAATGTATTCTTTCTGATAAACAGTCTCCACAATCGGCTCTGGTGCCTTACTTGAGCATGAGAATAAGATTGGGAGGCAAGTTATCATCAATATCAGCAGTAACTTTCTCATTGACGTTATTCTCCCTCTGAGTCGCCATAGACTCAATCAAAGTTTGTTTAACTTCACCATTACATGTTTCATTCATAACTTCTTTGACAATCTTAATATACTCTTTGGGTGCTTCATTAAGTTCTTTAGCAAACTTAAGGTTTTCATCGCTGAGTCTTTTGTTAAGTTCAACGTGAGTTGTAAGACTGTCTCTCACTTCTATTAGTTCTGCTCTATCAGACTTTCCTGATATATAAGATACTGTAAGAAGTGTAGAGAGAATAATACAAACAACTAACGCTGCTTTACTTTTGATTGTCGTCAGTAAGCTGCTTACAAATAGATTGTCCACAGGGTGTATGCTCCTTAACCTTATTCATGTCATCTATCTCTTCATTCAGTAACCTACCTAGCCCAAAGAGAACAGCGAGCATGATTCCCCAACCAACTAGCCAATTCATTGTCATTGTGTCGGTGAGAATTCCAAGATAAGCTAGCCCAGCCATTGAGATAGCATTTAAAGTGTTAGCAATAAATGAGTACAAGTGATAGTGAGAACACATGTGCTTGTACAGTTTTTCAAGCATTAAACACCTCCATTCCACTGTTGCATTTTTGTTTTATACTCAGAGGGTTCTTGTCCCATGCAATACTTATATTGAGCTTTAGCACGAATATCCAAACCCTTGAGAACTACCTTCTTACCGTCAACTGTCCCATACACCCAGCGGGTGAGTTGCAGACAAGCAGCGTCGTAGTTCTTGTCATTGAGATTTCTTAGCATTGTGCTACTCTTCACATTCCCAATTCCCTTGTTGAATGTAAAGTCTGTGATAGCACCTCTCATCCACTCAGATTTATAAGGAACTTTAACAACAGAGTCTAAGAGCTTTTCATGTTTCACCCAATCAGATACAAACATGCTAATGCACTGATCCTCTGTATACGTCCTCTGAGCCTTCTCACCGGGTTGTATCAGATGACCAATACATGCGGTAGGCTTACCAACTGGATCGTCGTGTAGGTTGGTTAGGAAGCCTTCTGAGGGCACTGTAAGCTCTGTAGCCACATATGCAGAAGGGGCAGCAACACCAGCAGCTATTAACGCAGTGAATATCTTAGCTCTTAGTGAGGCTGTCAATGGTATTTTCATAATATCGATTCCTCTGTGTAAAAGGCCCCAAAAGGCCTGTTGTTTAGGTTGGAGCAACGGGCCTTTTGGCCGAGTCAGGGAAGTCGGGGTTGTCCGTCGTCCACTTGCGCAGCGCCAGCCAATAATCTTTCCATTGTTGTTCCGTGCCGGGTACGCCTTCCTCACCGAATTGAATGGCTGTTACGTTGTTCCAGGCAATGGGCATTTGTTGATCACGCCATTCGTCTTCGATTGGAATCAGCTTGGCATTGATGGTTTCCAAGGTTATCACCCAGACTCCATCCTCCTGCGCGGTGTAGTCCCCCGATTCAGGCCTTGGTCCTGACATTTCAATCCAGCCTTCGTCTGGGCCTTTATCTGTTTCGTCAACCTCAACAATGTTTGAACCCATCTTTGAGTAATACCTGATCATATAACCGCCCCTTTAAGCTTCCACACTTTGACTCGACAAGGCGCCGAAGTGACGGGTGTTGTAGATGTGATGCCGTGGCCACCGCCGAGCAGATTACTTGCGCTTGCTACTGCGTTGGTGCCTGTTTGGACAATCACTTTATCCGAGGGTAAAGATTGAGCTGCAATAGTTCCATACGTGCTACCGCCTGTACCAGTATTACCATCCCACCCCGGATCACTCCACACGGCGCTGACAAGAAGCTCTATTTGAACAATCACGTGAAACCCTGGAAATGGGTTATCCGTTATGTACCTCGTGTTTATTGCAAGGGTTGCAGGACTTGCTGCACTTCCACCATTTGGGTAGATGATCGCAAAGTCGGCCATCGTCGTACTCAATTTCCCATCCAGCGCACTCTGCAAATCGGTCTGTGCACTCAGCGTCCCCGTTATTGATCCCCATGCCGAAGAAACACTTGGTGTAATCCACGTACCAAGACTAGACAAAAATCTTGTTGTAGCCCCGGCCGCTGGAGCAGGAACCAAACCTTTAGTGCCCGCAGAGCCCGATGAAGCAGCCCCCATCTCAGCAGTGTAAAAACTTGCTAATTGGCCGTTTAGCTTGTCAGAGTCTGCTGCCTTTGCCGTAAGACCGAGCTTGTTATCAACCTGAGCTTGAAGCTTAGCGAATGCAACCATTACACTATCTGTAGCTGAGATTGCCACGTTAGTGCCAGCAGTTAGCCCTGTGAGAACAGCACTACGTACAGCATCAGCAAAGTCGCTAATCGTAGCAGCAAGCTGTGTCCCTGTGTGGTTGGCACGAGCTAATAGAGTAGCATTAGGACTGTTAGCTGTAGCGCCTGTATCAACACCAGCGAGCTTAGCCTTTTCAGCAGAGGTGTAGTCTTCTGTAGACAGTTGCTTGCCAGTCACCTTATCAACTTTAGTGTCTAGGGCTGTCTGCTGTTCTGTACTTACAGGCTTAGATGCATCACTTGTGTTATCAACATTTCCAAGGCCAATGTCAGCCTTAGCAAGAACAACAACCCCAGTCTTCCCATTAACTGAGTCAACAGCACCACCAGACTTATAAAATTCATCGGTTGTCTTGCTGTAATTCAGTGTATCCCCAACAGAGTAGTTCACCCCGGAGACGGTGCCACCAACAGTGACCCTCCAGAAAGATGATGTTGCTGGTTTTGCTGGATAGGAACCAGATGACAGGTCAATTGCACCTCTGTCCGTAACAGTGCCAGTAATTGACCCAGCCGCAGTTACCGCTTCATCACGAGCAATACCAGACTCCACAGCAGCCGCTTGTGCAGCAACACGGTCCTGAGCCACCTGGAGAGCGTCTGTAGTCACTTGTGCGGCCTTCTGAGACACATCTAGTGCATCTGCACTAACACTTATCTCAGAAGCCTTAGCCGCATCCTCAGAAGCCTTAGCTTCAATTGCAGAGTTCTTAGCCTCCAATACATCCCCACTAATGTCTGCCATACCATTTGTAATTTCACGAAGGCGGTCAGCAGATTCTTTGTTATACCCCTGTAGCGGGGCAATCATGTAGTTAGCATCAGCAGAGACTGTACCGCCCTCATAGGCTGGGAAGATACCCAATACAGTTTCACTGGCAATGTTTACAATCTCATACCACTCACCATCTGGACCTCTGAAGCCATCCCCTACACGGGAATTTGAAGCGAATTTAGTACCAGTGCCAGCGATAGATGTTTCTCCATTCACTACAGACACTGTACCTGTTTTATACCATGCCATTTATCATCTCCTGTTTTATGAAATGGACCTTACGAAATAGGTTTAGCGAATACGACAGGTGTATAGTAAGACGTTGAGATATCAACCCCGACAACTTGCATAACAAGCCTATCATTACCATAGTCCCACACGGCATATTGATTTCCCTGCCGAGATGTAAGACCTGCAACATCCATTGCAATATTATTAAGGAGCATATAGTCACCAGAACCAAGTGGGCTATATGCTGTCCAGCTAAGTCTTGATGTACCTTGCCCTGTTGGGGACGAACCTAAATATGACCAGCCTGTAATCGTTCTTGTGAACTGAGCGCAGGCCGTACCATTATCAAACAGCAGTTTTGAATTACCATCCCATAATCTTAGCCCGAAGGTGGCTAGCTCCTTGGATTGGAAAGCGGCAGCAAACCAGTTCCCAGATGTTCCAACTCCGGCTATACCAGTAAACGAAAATCCTGTCCAGGCTCCGGCGCCTCCTGATAGCTTGCAGAAACACAGGGTGTTTGACTGGGCTGGCCTCACGAAAACAAGCGGTGGCTCTTGAGTGGTGATGACGAACGGGAACGACGCTCCGGCTCCGCCGACTCCGCTATATGTGCCGCTTGCTAAAACGACAAGCCTAGAAAATTCAGAGTCAAGCGTTACCACGTCATTGTTATTTGTAAACGTTAGCCCATAAGACATTACCGATACCTCATAACAATAAGTCTCTGTGGAGCCAAGCCGAGAGATGATCCAGAGGGTGCGCCAGGCTGTCCGAAATATATTGTCACTCCACCAGAAGATAATATAGGGATATATTGGATAGCATACATACTTGTGCCGGCGGTATCATAGTTTGCAATTGGGACGCAGACAGCAGAATGGGTGGAAGGATCGACGCCAGGTATAGATATATACCTTGTATATCCCGGACTTGGTTGACCTGCTTGAACTACCTCTGAATATATAACCCTTACTGTAAAGGAGTTCTCATCTAACTCAAGGAAGCCAGTCGGCCCCCATATTCTCATTCCGAAGCTCATGCTGTTAGATCCCCAAGCTGCACACGAAGTACCCCATTTTCATCGTAGACTTTAACGGCCCTATTCGTGATTGTTAGTCTTCCACCGCCAACAGCGGTGCCATTTATCTCAAGAGTGCCTGCTTTATCCAGCCTCCACCCTGTACTGTTGACAACATAGTTATTACTCTGAATAACGTTACCAATCATTGCATTGGTGATCCAGCCAGTACCAATCAAGGCTTGACTGATATAAACTTGACCCCCCTCTACGACGAATGGAGCCATCTCTGTAGTACCAGTACCACCAATGACAGCAAACCTATCAGCACGAACAAGGAATTGACTCTGTAGACCAGCAGGACCATTCTCAATGCCCAACCCAATACCAGCAGCAACATACTTGTCACCATCTTGAACTTCCATCTTAAGAGTCCAAGCTGTATTAACTTTCCCGTCTGTTGCAATCTGTGCTGTACGAACTTCTTGGATGGAGCCTGAGTTTTCACCAACAGAAACTTCTACAGTGTCTATACGAGTAGCTAATGCGCTATCAGCTGTAACCCTTGCCTCTTGTTCTGTCTGAACCTTAGCATTGGTTTCAGTGAGTTCTGTGGTGATGCTTGCACTCAGTGTCTCGATATTGCTAGCCAGGGCCTCATCACCTGTTGCACGAGCTTCAGCTTCATTTCTGATAGCTGCTTGGATGTCATCACCAACCTGAGTCTCAAGAGCATCTAGTCGAGTGGCTGTTGCAGACTCATTATCACTTACCACTTGTGTCAGTGTAGTGATCTTAGCTGCGTTATCATCAACTTCAGCTTTGAATATAACAAGTTCACTAGCAAAGGCTTCATCAGCACTGGCTCGTACTTCCCTCTCTGTAGTTATCTGTGCCCTACTATCCCATCCAGCGATAGCATCATCCATTGCACCAGTACCATCATCATCTCTGTACGCCGCTTGAATACTCTCAATGGACGTAACAACAGAAGTCACCTTGTCATCAATCTCTACAACCTTAACTTCCACAACCTCAACACGAGCAGCAAGGTTGTTAGCATCTTCAAGGATTGTACCAACGTCTTTCCAATAGAGTTCATTAGGAGGGGACTCACCAACAGGGACGGCTTGCTGAGCTTGGTAGAGTTTCTGTCCAAGCCTTACAATGTCGCCTTGAAGGTAAGACTTCTCAGGATCATACACCAGTGCATCTGTGATGTTCTGAATCTGATCCTCAAGGTCACTTACAGCTTGGTCAATACGATCATTGACGCTCCCAGGTCCATTACCCTCAATCTTGTCGATCTTATCAAACAAGTCTGTATCAAGGGCTGTGTCCCCAATCACACCAGCGAAATACTCATTGTACTCACCATTGTCGTTTGTCTTACTCTGACCCTCAATACCAGCCTGAAGCTCTGTAGGAGTCCATGGACCTTGGTTGCCGGTACGGTCGATAAGACGTATCCAGAAGTATAACTTCTTACCTGCACTGAGACCACGAATACTGTGGTTAGATATAGGGTAAGCAAAGTCACCAAGCCGTATTGCTTCTTCGAATACACTTGTCTCTCCGTACATTATCTCACTACGGAGGGTATCTTCTGAGTTATCTCTGAAACCCCAAGCCAAATCAATTCCGAGGAAGTTAGGGGTTGTGTTGAGATATGCAACTGTAGGAGGACTACCAACTTTACCAACAAGGACTGTTGTGTCACTCATTCCCCAAACACTCTTAACACCCATTGCATTGATAGATCTTACTCGGGCAATGTAGTTACCAGTATAAATACCCTTAACATCAAACTCATTAGCACCTGTTGTTCCCAAAGCAATCCAGTCACCTTGTCCTACACGGAACTGACCTTCATATAGTACAGCGTTTTCTACACTGTTCCAACTAACAAGCATTGTCGTCACTGACAGAGTTTGCTCAATAAACGTGCTTGCTGTTACAGTGATAGGATCTGGTGGAACGATAAAGGATGGTGGTACTTTGCTGACAGGACGCGCCTCTAGTCTGGCACCTGTATCTACAGCTTGAAACTTGCTCTCGTTGTATTCAACAGCAGTGAGTTCGTAGACGCCCTCATCTGGTTGTGTGATCTTAGTCACTTTGAACAATTGAGACTTCAGGTCAGAAGCTTCAAGATACCATACAGAATCTTTAAGTGGAATCTCAGGGTATTCGGCAGTGACAGTGACGACACGACCACTTACTTCTCGGACGGTGCGTCCAACACTACTACCGTCTCTTTGGGAAACAAAGAGCTTATCACCAGCTTTAGCTTCCGTGTCCCTATCAAGCGTTACAACTTGATTTGTCCCCGCTGTCAGTCTACCAGTGAATGGTTTTCCTGCAATCAGGGGATCAGCAACACCGACAATCTCGCCAGGTAAGACTTTTTCATCCAAGCCTTGCAGACCAGTGCGGAACACAACACTTCTGTTGAGCATGTTGGTAAGGAGTGTGTACTTACCCTTACGCTGTGCCTCACCTCTTGATGTACAACCAACGGCAGAGAGGCTTACTTGTCTATCACCCTTCCATCTTACAATCTCGCTACGCTCCCAACTGGCTTCAACTTGTGAATTGTAGTGGTCAGTTGGATCATCATAACTAATTAGAGCAGATGTGTATATAGACCTTTCATCTGATGTTTGATAATCAAAGTCACCAACAACGTTAGATCTTGAGAAGATTGGAATATTATCGGTAGGCTCAGGCTTATCAGCAGCAGCCACAAACTGCTCACCGTTCCAGTAGGTCATACCGTTAAAGATACTACAGATATCTCTTAGCACCTGCCATGCGTCAGCAACTTGCTGAATGTATATGTTACAAGTGTATCTTGGCTCTTTTGTACCAGCTCCAGTACCGTCATCTACCATCACGTCACAATACTGGGCAATCTCATACATCTCCCACTTACTAACTTGATCTGGTGTGACTCTGTTTCCAAGACCGAAGCGTTCTTGTGTAACGATGTCATAAAATACCCAAGCTGGGTTGTCTGTGTACCCCCATTTGAATGCACCAGACCAAACTCCAGAATAGACTCTGGTCTCAGGGTCATAGTTATCAGGGATACGTATAATACGTCCTTTGACCTTGACAGAAATCTTTGGGATACTGCCACCACCAAAGAGACGAGAGTCAAACTGTACGAACAACAGAGCTGTATTTGGGTATGACTGCTTTGCGTCCACAACTTCTGTAAAAGACTTGATTGTTATGGTATCTTGAATACTGCTTGATTGAGAGTTTGGTGTGATTCGTCTTACGCGAAGGGTCCAACCAGACGAGGGGTTCTTTGGAAGGTCAATGCGGTGTGTACGCTCATACGTGGTGTTTGTCTTGCCTGAGATAGTGTACGTTGCATATTCTACATACGCACCACCATCTGTTGCAACGTCCACAGCATAAGACACAGCATAACCAACAGTGTCGCCGTTTGTAAGTTGTTGTAAGAGTGCTGGTACTGAAATTGTAATACGAGCAGCAGACAGTGAAGTCTTTGTTAGTTGTCTCACCCAAGGAGTGGCTTGATTCAGTGTGAAGCTGACTGTAGTCTCGTTAGAGACCTCTGGCATACCTTGAATGTACGTCTGGTCTTGTCTACCACTACGCCACTCCCAAGTAACACCACCAAAGTTCTGTTCCCCACCAGGACCGATTAAGGGAGTACCGTTTAGGTAGATATCCCGACCAGTAGGATTACCTGCCAACTCCCCCTCAGCTACTGCTACAAGGACTTTAGCATAAGCAATAGACAGCAGGTTATTTGGGCTCTCTACTGGAGTATGAGCTTCTTCCTCCCCTCCTTTACCACCTTCAATATATAATGTATTTGTTTCTACTGGAACGTCTCTTGCCTCATAATCAACACTTAAGACAGTGCAGTCACTTGTTGTATCGTTATCAATTAAAGTCACCGCTGTCTCCTTATTGTTGATCTTCGGCAAGAATGCCTGCTGAAATAATGGCACCCCCCACTTCACGTTCTCCATAAAGGACTCCAATAGGGTTGCCTTGGGCTGTTGTGTTCACAGGCCCACCAAATGCATATGACGCAGAGTTGTCACTGTCTTCCCTCACTTTCAAACCTTGAGGTTGTGGTGCTAACATCTGCACAATACCACCAGCGAGTAGGCTCAGGCCCAGAGGAAGAAGTGGTTGGTATACAAAACCGACTACTGTAAGAACAACACCAAGAACTGTTTGGAAAAGCCCAGCTCTTTTACTACCTTGATAAACTGGTAGGATACGAATTTTATCTTTACACTTAAAATCAAACTCTTCTACACTTCCAATGTTGTGCTTGCCATTGAATACAGCAAATGTGATACCTTTGGCTTCAGACTTCTTCATTGCATCTTTGAACCCAGGTACTTGCATACATGTGGCCTTGATTGCCTCTCTTGGATTTCTAACTAAGAAATTATGTGACGCCCCAAGTTTTCTAAGGTAGCCACCAAGCCTCACTTCAACCCATCTCTCTCCACTAACTGCCATAGCCATATTTACTTAACTCCTTTGTGTCTTAGCACAACCCTTGTACGATTGAGCCACTGACCACCATAGACAACAATCTCAGAGTTCTTGTTATACATGTGATGGAGCATGAATGGTCCACCATAAAGATTCCTGTCTTCAAATACACTTGTATTACCGAGGTATATGCCAGCATGGTTGGGATGATAAGATCTGCCAATCTGCATAACAATCATATCACCAACTTCCGGATTACTTACTTCATAGAAGCCAGCTTTCTCAAACTGTTCCATGTACAAGCTAGGACCATCTTTAATCTCCCACCAGCTGTCTTCTCTCTCGTATCTTTCAAAGCTTAACCCGTGGTATTTCTGATAGTAGTCGTTACATACTTGCCAGCAGTCCCAGAAGTTGTGGACAAAAGGGCGACCAAGAAGATTATCTTTAACCTCTGGAATTATTTGTTTGTAATCACCTTCCGGCCAAGATACAATGTGCCAAGGAACAGGGCTGCTGTCGGGGTCAATGGAAAGCTCAATCTCCCGATTGTTGCTCATGATTGCCATATCGTAAGAGCTTGGGTTTGTTGTGGCGTCTGGATGGGAGTGACAAATACCAACTACTTCTCCTAAGTCTTCTGCATCAGCATATGACTCAGGGCACATCTTGAAATCTTGTTTAGGATCTTTAGCGATGTTCTTACACTTAACGTATTTCTCAGATCCTGTTGGTGTGATAATAACAACACCACATACTTCTTCAGGATAGCCCATCTCAGCATGTTTTAGAATGGATTTAATTGTTCCACTCTTTAGCTTCTTTGGTGCAACAATCTTGCCGTCCATTCTAATCTCCTTAGCTAATCAAGCTACTAGCAATAAACCCACCAAACGGTAGTTGATTCTCTTCACCAAACCTTAGTTTGCAATCAAGGCATAATCCACCACAAACATCCTCAGCGGGGTTATCTGTAGGTTGACCTTTGTCTGTAAAGAACACATCACCTGTATAACCACAATCAGGGCCGCGATACCCCCCATTAAGTGCCCAGTGACACATGGAGTAGATAAGGCGTCTTGGTACTTTTTGACCAGATAATTCAGCAGGGGATGACAGTTGGAATGTTACAGACCTTTCATTCTCACTCATCTTGCGTGAGATATACCAAGTTTGAATGAATGACATATCAGGATCGGCATCATCACCGTTATCCAGGTACTGCTCAAACGTTGTAGTCTCTGTAACCTTAGCCATAAACAAGTTCTGAAGTAAAAGACAGAGTGTACTAATACTGCCATCAATGTTGGCTACTTGAAGCTTTGGTGTAGGGCTGGAGCCTGTACCGTCCATTTCAACGCCATCCATTCGATAAGGCCAGCACTCATACTCCTCCCCTTTCCAGAGAATTGGTTTGCTGGGGATTGTCTCAACCCCTGCTGCTTGATAGGCAAGTAGCTCAGCCTCTGTATGAGGGACTTCGTAGTTGTGGAACCTTAAGATGTCGCCACCAAACTCAGTGCAATCAACTTCAATTAACTTTACTTTTGAGCCAGGCTCTAAGCTTTGAATAACTTCATGAATATCTACTCTCGCCATATTAAACCCCTATACTTGCAAACACCTTAACGAATGTACCACTGATTGTGTAAAGTCCACCACCAACATCAGCAGGCTTAGGGTCTTTACAAGTGTATAAACCAAGCTCACCCAGCGGAGGAGTCCAGAAGAAGCTCTTTGCTCCTTTATGTCTGTCAAAGAAAGCCATAATAACTTTGGCTTTATCTTTTAGGGCATGAACTTTAATACCGTAAGACTCGTTCTTAGTGTTAATACCATCGGAACTAATCTGTGCATAACCATCACCAAACTGTGTTTCTACAACTCTGTAGTCAATTGTAGAGGACACACCACTCTCAACTTTCCACGTAAAAGTTTCTACTGCCATAAACACTCTCCAGAAATAAAAATGGGGAACACTTAGTTTCCCCAATAGTTTTACAGTTTATTACTTTTTATTATTTTTTGTCAATATCACGTCTCTTTGATAGCACGGTTTAGAACACCACCAGAACGTAAGTCAGCTTCCTGTAAAGTTCTATATCTGTTATCAATGTAATCACCTATTTCTTTACCGAAACCTTGATAACCAGCGTCACTAGTTTCAGTGGTTGCACCATCTCCGGTGATAGTTACATAAACTACAACTCCACCTTTAGAGTCACTTCCACCAATCTGTCTTACACCCAAACTACCATCAGCAGCACGAGCAAGAGGAACAATAGCTTCAGGACCAGCTTCCCCCATAACACCTGTCTTACCACCAGATATTGGGAAGGAAGTTGCAGCGGATACAATACTGTTGGTAAATGTCCCACCTTGAGCGAAGAACTGCTTACCACCATCCCAGCCGCCACCTTTGGCTTGCGTAGTGATTTGTCCATACTCACTAAAGCCAGATGTTGTAGCGGCAGAAACGCCTGTGCTAACTCCACCTAAGGCTGAGGAGGCAACACCAAACAGAGAGCTGAGTGCTTGGCTAGCAGCTGTGCGGGCTGCAATCTTAGCAAGGTCGGATATGATGCTGAGTGCCAAAGACTTGAAGTCTAGCTTACCTGTAGTTACGAATGTTGCAAGAGCATCACCCATACTATCAAATGCACCAGATACAGCAGTCTCAGTAGCCTTGGCAAAGTTACGACCATCAGCAGCAGCGTTCTCAACCGCCTTAGTGAAACCGTTGGTCCAGTCTGCATTGGAGGCTTCAAGGTCTTCGTTGTTCTGCAAGATTTGCTCTGTCATTGCTGTATGAGCATCTTGCAGATTCTTGAGGTTAGTGGCGTACTCAGTGGGGTCCATACCCTCCCCAAGAGACTTAGCAAGCTGTCTTTGTTGTTTATCAAAAGACCTGTCATTGTCAGCCAACTGAGTGGCTACTACAGAGGCTGCATCACCTCTCCCAGCGTTCTCAACAGCACGAGAGCCAGACTCACTAAGACTCTCTAATTGAGCGTCTAGAGCAGCCTTGTAGGCGCTTATGGAGGCTGTACGTTTATCAAGGCGTCCCTTCTCTTTAGCTTGAAGCTCTTCTTGCTTAGTATCAAGCTTCTCCAAGGCAACAACTCTATCACTCTCAGCTTTAGACAGTTGATTCTCTAAAGAAATATTCTGAGATGCAGAGTTCTTCTTGTTACCTTGTAAGTCTTTGATAGCTTGTACTTGAGCATCATAGGCTTGGGATACAGCATCCTTCTGAGCTTCAAGGATTGCTTTCTGAGATTGGTAAGTGGCTTCAGCAGAAACAATGTTAGCCTCACCAAGAGCTGTTACCTTCTTGTAGTAACCATCATATTCTGCTGTAAGCTCTTTGAGGTTGTTTCTTACCTCACTTACACCACGAGTATCAATTGGAGTGCTTGGTGTCTTATTAGCTTTCTCTTTAGCCTTAGCAACATCCTCAACAGCTTTAGCCTCATTCTGTGCGAGCTTTACTCTTGTCTCTGCACTAACATCATCACCAGTTACCTTAGACGCATCAAGAATCTTCTGGTTCTGTAGTCGCACATCGCTCAGTCTTTTCTCAGCTTTTGAAACTGCATCTAGCCCAGACTCATTAAGCTTAAGAGCAGCGTTAGTCCCGCTTACCTGGGCAGTTCGGGCTTGCTCTGTCTCTCTTTGCTGATCGGCAGCCAGCTTCTCGTACTGAATTCGTTGTTCAAGCTGGGTGATAGCAACCTTATTCTGCTGGTAGATCTTATCCTTAGCCAGACGCTCTTCAGTGAAGGTTGTTTGTATATTCTGAGAGCCACGTACTTGCAACTCAATCAGACGGTTGGCTTCTTGAAGGTCCTTTAGGTTATCAGATGTTGTGTTATCTCGACCAATACTTTTAAGAACATCCCAGGTTCCTGTGATTGCACCTTTAACCTTGTTCCAGGCTGTCTCCATATAGCCTGCTTGTTCGATCACCTTTGTTGCAGCACTGGTTGTAGCTTCAGCTAGCTTATCTTGCAGGAGTGCAGAAGCATCACTTTCATTACCAACTTCAACAAGGGCTCTGGCTTGTTCTAAGACAGATGCTGTGAGAAATCTGTACTTCTCATCTAGACGAATAGCTGCATCTACAGGGTCTTTACCAAGAGCATTGAAGTCAGCAATTGTCTCTGTGATCGCTTGCCCTGTTGCTTTCTCAAACAGAACAGCCGACTCAGCTACTGCTACAAACTGATCACCAGCAACCTTACCACCAGCGGCAATTAGGGTGAGTGCTTCAGCAGCTTTACCAGATGTTGTCACTGTACTATCGAGTGCATCACGATACTGACTAAACTGACTTGCACTAACACCCGCAACGTTATTAGTTAGGGTGAGGGCTCTATTGAATGCTGTGAGTTCCTGAGAACCACTATAGGCAGCTACAGCTAGTGCACCAACGGCAGCAGCACCAACGGTTACTGGAGTGATCATTGCTACAAGGGCGCCACCAACAGCCCTCAACGCTGGAGCAATACCACCAAACATGTCCTTGATCTGCCCACCTTGTTGTAGCAGAACAGTGAGAGGTGCTTGTCCACCTTGCAAGGATACCACGATGTCTGTAAACTGAGCAGGAAGACCACGTAGGGCGAACGCTGTCTCTTTGGCTGTCTTGCCTGAGTTTTGTAACCCTTCACTGAATCGGGAAGTGGCTTGTCTGCTAAGCTCAATAGTGTTGTTGTAACGAGTGAACGTGTCATTGTCAATAAAACCAAGATCACGTTGTTTGCTAAGTTCCTTCTGGAGACGGTCTAATTCATTAAGCTTCTTTGTTGCTGGGTCAATCTTTGTCAGAAGGTCTTGCAGAGAATCAGACTGAGACCTTTGAGCTGTAGCAGCTCCAGTCGTGGCGTCTGTGAGATTTCTCTTTGCGTTGTATTCTTTTAGTGCAGCGTCAGCTCTTTGATTAGAAGCTTCTACAGCCCCAGAGCTTACTAGACCCTGCTCAGCCTCACTAGCGCCACGTAAGGCAGTGGTGAGGTTCTCTTGCCCTTGTGCAGCGTTGTACGCAGCCTGAGCGATCTTCTGGAGACGATCTGGAACATCTGTAGAAGTCTGAGCAACTTTTGTCTGTGCCTGTCCAAGTCCTAGTATCTTTTCCAGAGACTCTTGAATCTTTGCATTGTATGAATCAAACGCTGCTGTAGAAAGATTACCTTTGTTGGCGAACAATGTGGATTCTTGCTTAGCAAGGTCATTGAGCTTCTTTGTAATAGGATCAATCTTTCCAAGGAGAGCTTCAAACTCCTTGTTCTGTCTCTCAGCAGCCTTAGCTGTGTTATCAGCCTCTGTAGCCACTTTCTTAGAAGCTGTAGCTAAGCTCTCATCTGACACACGTTTCTTATCTGTTGCTGTACTAGCTTTCTCAGCAGCTACAGCAAAATCATTTAGAGCTTTTGTCCCCTTCTCAATAGGGACAGCATCCACCTTTATCTGTAACTCAGCTATCGTTGGCATCTTTGACATTCTCCCCCATGGTGATGAGTGCTTCGTTCTCCATCACTCTTAAGTCTGGGAACATTTCGTTTACTTTCTTGGATTTGAATCCTAACATCTTACCAACCACGGGAATTACAGAATAATCTAATCCAGTTGCACCACCCATGCCGCTCAGTCTCCATTGTGTACCAAGGGAGTAAAAGAGGTTGAATGTATCCCAATTAATATCCCAGATTTGAACTTCTTCAACTGGAACTTCTTCTAACGTCAGACCAAACAAGCCAACTTGATGTTTGTCTGCATCACTGGAATACAAGGCATTGGCAGCGCTTATTAGTTTCCCTGGCGGGCCTTGATATAACCATCGTTGTATTGCTCAAGGATTGCGTCAGTGACGGAGATAGACGAGTTCAAAAGCTCTTCAATATTCTCATCATTGAATTCATCATCGAAGCCCCAGCCAAGTACAACGTCTTTAATCTGCTTAATCTGGAGAGTAATCTCACGCTCTGCCCATTCTTCAAGGGTGAATGGAGTTCCTTCTTTATCAGCAGTGGTTGCGTCTTCAATGAGTTGAAGGTTTTCTTTCTTCCATGCATCAAATACACGAGCAAGGGATTTACGATCCAATACTTTGAAAGTGAAAGTTACTGCAATAGGATCACCACCAACTCGTGGGATTTGTACGGCAGATTTGAATGTTGGGTTGAATTGAATTTTGAATGATTTCGACATTGTATTTTTCTCCTTAAATAAAAACGCCCTCGCTAATAGGCAAGGGCGTGGGTACACTTGCGTGCGTTTATTGCAATTTACACTTGAGAGTCATATCTGTGTCAATTAGATAGCGCCAGATTTATAGCGTGTGACTCTGCCTTGTTGAGCGAGGGTGATAGTACGAGTCATCAGGTTGTTACGAGTAAGGCTTGGAGTGTTGGTAATACTTGCAATCGAGTTATACAAGATAATATCACCGTTAACCAAGTTGAGACGTTGTACACGCTCTTCCTTAAGCTCATCAGCAGCCTCAACTACTGGAACGAAAGGTTGACTTGGGTCATCCGCAACAGTCAGAGTGAGCACAGATGGGGATTTTGTGGTCGGCACTTGACGGTCTTCATCTTCTTCCAAGAAGCCGAAAGTGTAGAACTGCTGTTCACCACCGGAGCTTGCAACTTCAGTGATTTGTGGAATGTTCACCCACTTCTCAACTTTCTTGGCAGTACCAGCGGAAGTACCAGCTGGATAGTTCTGTACGCTCAAAGTATTAATGTTAGTCAATACAAAAGTGTCAGTGGTGACAGTACCAACCTTGAATGCACGACCAGTAAGTTTTACCCAGCCTGTGGTGATTACAACAACATCACCAGCAACAAAGCCGTGAGCGGTTGCAGACACTACAGCGGGGTTTGCATTGCTAATACTGGTGATAGTTACGTCATCACCATATTCTTCAGCAAAGTCGAATGTGGAGCCGTTAGGCAAGCGAAAGGCCATATTTGTATTCCTCTTAGTTAAATGTTTGTATCTGCTCTATAATCAAAGTAGCAATGAGCATGCCACCAGTTTGTTTTCCCTTCACGTCTTGCTTCCCTAACCTTTATGGGGCTGATCACTTGAACAGCAAAATCTTCATAAGGGATGATATCTCCGTTTTCATCTGTCTCTGGGACATGTACTGTACTCGTATCAACTAGCCTAAGATTAACCTTAAAGATTGATTGAAGAGTGCCTGTGATTTCCTCAAGGACAAGGTTGCTATCGGCTCTAATATCCTTCTTAGGGTCTAGGAGTATTCGTGCATCAATCTGATAGATTCCAGAGTACCTTACATGGTCTCCCTTAAGAGTATCTGTCTCAGCTGGAGCTGGGATAAGGTGTACGGCAAGGTGTGTGGTGTTGAAGTTTATCTCAACTCCTTTTGAATCGAGGTGAATAACACCGTCTTGCATCACCATCCACTTAAGGCTTCCATCCACCTCTCTAATACCGTCTTTAAGCTTGTCAAAGAAGAGGCGTCTAATTCTTGCATTACTCATGACTGTCCTCCTTATTAACTATTAAGCCTAATAGCCTCATTAACGATGTTTAGGAATTGACCTTCAGTGACCCTTACCATACCTGCTGGAGCTTGTCGGCTGTAACCTTCATCAGTGACCTTTGCTGTAGGTCCGTTGTACAGACCCCACTCAAGATCATCACCATACAGTACATGGTTTTGTATATAGGCCACTTGTCCAGCTGTGAAGCTGTTAGCAACGGATGAAATGGCAGCTAACGTACTGTCACCTGTCTGGTCATACCGAAGCAAGCTTGAGGATGAACCACCATCAATGGTCATCTGCCAGTTTCCTCTAAACAATCCAGTGTCTACAGGGGAAAGACGTACAACACTCTCACCAACTTTGATTACGATTGTCTGTAGAATGTCATCAATACGTACTTCAGTTTCTTCAACCCATTGGTTGATGGTGTCCATGAAATTAGCCATATCTCACCTGCAACTTCCAACCACAACCTACGCTGTTCTCATTAAAAGGACTTACATTAATCACTGTAACGTCCTTACCCAAGAACTCAAGACTGTCGTTTATTGCTGGCTCAGGCATGTCTCCACTTCCGTCAGCTAGCACAGGGGACAAATAGATCTGAAAGTCACCGTATGTAATAGTGGAGTTTGTGTATGAATACTCTGAGTAGTTAACTCTCAAGCCGCTTCCAACTAATGTCTCAATAACAACCGGAGTGGTCTCACCAGTACGAGGGTCATAACCTCCACCAACTCTCTTTGTAGCTGTGACTAGTACACCCTTACCCTTTGGTTGTGGGGAAAGTTGACGTATCACCATTGCCCTCATTCTGTCATGGAAAGCCATTGTGTAGCCTCCTTAGCAGCAACCATCTTGCTTACCACCGAGGTAAGACCAGAAGGGAGAGGGGGAACATCGCTCAAAGTTAATAAGCTTGTTCCTGTCACGTTGGTCCGCTCCTGCAAACCAAGGCATAAGATTCGGTGGTGGAACTTTACCAGCGGTACTGATCATGTAGTCAAGAAGCTTCAAGTAGTTAGAGCTTGTTGAGCTTGAAATAGCTAGCTCACCAATTTGTTCTCTCGAACTTTCTCCTGAAACAAAGAATGCAGCGGACATTGCAGCATATACCGCTGCTCTGTTTACATCACCCTTACCCAATACAAGAAATTGCTTATATTGATCTTCTGTGAACATTGGGTAGTAAGGACCACCCGGAATATCACCTAACATTAGGGCAAGGAGTGAAATCTTTTCATCATCTGTCATTTCAATCTCCTAAAACAACAAAGGGCCAGCTTGACGCCAGCCCTCGTGTTAACCACCAATCTTAGCTGAAGGTGATGTCGAAGATAGCGCCAGGGTAGATAGTTGCGTTCAGGAAGTTAGAACCAACTTTCATCTGGATCAGGTCGTCTTCATCATTCAGACGCTCGAAGTAGTAACGACCAGTAGCACGCTTGTTAACAGCACTGAAGGTGTTAGCTGGGGCGTAGTAGGTCTTGAACATGCCACGAACGCCAGTTGGCAGAGCGATAGCTTTGTTAGCTTCGATCCAAGGCTGGAACACACCTTCTGCATCTTCGTAGCCACCAGTACCAGCATCGATGAACACCAGACCCCACAGGGAAATGGTACGGAAGTTGGCATCGTAACCAGCAGCTTGATCAACTGGCTTCAGCAGGATCTTATTCAGATCTTGTGCGAAGTATTTGATAGCCTCGGTAACAAACGGGTTGGTGTATACAGCGTCGAAGAAGTCAGTACCGCACAGCAGGATTAGTTGGCTGTAGTTACCACCGCTGGAGCTATTACGCAGAGCTTCACGCATCTTACGTACCAATTGCGAGCAAGAGATACGTGGGTCAACAGAGCCAACCAGCTTCAGATCGTGAGTCTGACGAGTAACGCCCATCTCCTCATAGAAGTCTACAGTGTCACCATAAGATGTAGCCAGTGTGCCTGTAGGAGCGTACACGGTACCTTTGGTGAGCAGTTGCATACGAGCAACGTCAGCAGTCAGGTCGAACGCGTTGTTGTGATAAGCAAGCTTCTCAAGACGAACGTTCATTACGGTTTCAAGCTGGGCTGCTTCTTGGATCGAGCTAACTTCTGCAACACCATCAACGTCTTGCGGCTTGATAGCATCTTGTGTTTCAAAGTTAGGAATGCTAACTTGAATGAAGCCACGCTTTGGCTTGCTTACCAGAGTGTCAGCTTTGGCTTCCCAGTTCTTATCTTTGATCAGATGGTTAGCGTACTGGGTACGTTGAATCTCAATTTTCTTTTGAGTAACAAATACTTCTTCAAACAGACCCAGTTGGTCGATGATCGAGATATTACGTGGCAACTCAACCAAGATGTCAGTCAGCTCAACAAACTTACCCTGCGACAGACGGTCAATATTCTTATCAATAATCAGAGACATTATTCTTTCCTTATGTAATTTGGTTTGAACAGGGAGCTTTTACACTCCCCTTAAATTAGGCTACGGTGTAGTCAGAAACATCATCCAGAACAAGCAGACCAGCGTTAGCCAGAAGTTGCTTAAGCAATGCATAAGGGACAGCGCCCAGCAAGGTTGCGTAGTTCTCTTTGATGTAGAATTCTTTGAAGGATGCGCCACGCTTGATTACGATGGCGTTCCACTTACCAGCAGCAATTGCTTTTGGAGTGAAGTCGTATTTGAAACCGTAGTGATCACCAAACAATACAGCGAACTCATTGGTAGCAACAACGTCAGCCGCTGCATCAATAGCTTCCCATGCTACAGTTGGAGCAGAGTCTTTTGGACGAGCAACAACAGTGCCGAGTTTGAATGGGGCAGCACCAGGGGTTACGTTTGCATTGTCGTTACTGAAGTGGAAATCTTTGTGATCAATAACCAGGTCAGAAGCGTATTTCAGCAGGGTCAATTCTTGAAAAGCCATATTTGTATTCCTCTAATAAATGTTTGTATTAACGACGAGCTTTAGCGGCTTCTACACCAGCTTTCAGAATTGCATCTGTTGCTGACAATTGTGTTTGTTCTGCTTCTGCACCTTCTTCACCGGCAGGCTTAAAACTCTCAGCACGAGCGTCTTTAGCTGTTTGCAACTCACTCACCATGAATGCGAATGTGTTGTCGTCGAGGGCAGCGTAGGCAGACAGACGGGTTTCAACTTGTTCTGCTGGCATAACTTCCGAGAGGGATGCTTTGCGAGACTCAAGTTTTGCAGTTGCAGCAGCTTGTTCAGCAAGAGCCTGAGCTTCTTTAAAGCCTTCTAGTTGAGCGGTGAGGCTAGTGATAAGCTCACTCGCTTCCAGAAGCTTTGTTGCATGGGCAGTTTGTTGTGCCTCAAGCTGAGTTTGCAGTTCTTCGAGCTTTGCCATTTCGGCGTTCTCCTTAACGTTCATGAATTTAAAAATACGATCTTTTGTGGATGATTCAGCCACTGGGGACTCCTTTACGTTAGTCTCTGATACTGTTGCTAGGTAAGTGAAAAACTCTTCCTGAGTCATAAGTTTGTCAGCAAGACCAAGTTTGATTGCATCTTCAGCAAAGAACATTCGAGCTTCTGTTGCAATCACATCACTCACTTTCATATCTCGATGGGTGGCAACATGGTTGGTAAAGTTCTCGTAACAAGTATCAACTTTGTCTTGAATGTCTTGAATGAACCCTTCACGGAAACTACCATCAGCTTCCCATGGAACTTTAGACTTACCAGCACTTACGAACGAACGCTCATAGCCTTCTTTTTCAAGAGCCTTGGAGTCATTCCACAATTGAACCAGAACACCAATGCTGCCAAACTCTGAATCCCAGCTGCCAATGATTTCATCAGAGATACAAGTAATGCCGTAACCAGCACTAGCTGCCATACCTTCTACATAGGTGATAAGCTTTACATCATTATCATCCAACAGCTTACGAATGTAGTTAGCACTGTCAGACATTGAATAAGCTTCACCACCGGGGCTATCAACAATCATTGCAATTGTCTTAGCACCAAGACCAATCAGAGATTCAAAGTCTTGTTTCAAGTGTAGGTAGTTTGCACCACCACAATCAAATCCAATAAATGTAATTGGTTTAGCTGTAGTAGGGCCAATAAACTCAATAACGCCAGTCTGTGTATCTTCGTTGTAAACAAAGCGTCTGTAGTCCCTCAAGTCATCATCGTCTTGAGCCTCTGCCTTAATTCCACTCTCATTACGCTCAGCGAGATAACCAAGGATACCTTTAAAGGCATTCTGTTCAATAAGCAATGGTGTGTTATAAAGGGAGGATGTAAGTCTATGTAGCTTATGAGACATACTTATCTCCTTTAAATATTGTTGTTTGAATACTGTCCACTATCAACTCCCCTTGTTAGCTGTGTTAGGGTCGCCGTTAGCACCAATACCTTGTCCGTTACTTCCAGGTAATCCAGTTTCCAATCCGCCACCGCTTTCCGATGTGAAGTTGGTCATGATCTTGCGAAGCTCTTCTGTAGGCATATCATCTGGAACTCTGTAATCAACACCAACACGAGCCAGAACGAAGTTAACAAGCTCGGGGACAAGAGGCATAAGACCAACTGCTGCTGTCTTCTGCAAGTAGCTACCAACGCTGTCCAATGTCTCGCTGTTAGGCAAGTCAAAGTCAAAGTATGGCATGATGTCAGTAGTCCAACCATTCTGTTCAAACAGAGTCTTAACTAGCTTATGGTTGAGCTGATCTTTAATCTCATTGAGACGACTCTTAACAGCCATGTCAATAATAGAGATTTTAGATTCCGAAAGAGAGTAACTACCGCCAGATCCACTACCAAGTGAGAGAACATCAGCGAACAACGCCACTTGAATCTCACGGGAATAACGGGCAATGATTGCATTAACATCGTAAGACTTTGAACCTGAGATATTTTTAATCTCAAAGTCAAACATCTTCTTGCCTTCAGTGTCAGTAAGCATTGGAAGGATAAACCCACTCTGCTTAGCTTGGTGTGCCCTCTCCATCATTCGCTTATACATTTCAAAAGACTCTTTACGGTCTTCATCAGCATCTGCTACAAGGTAATCTGGTGGGAGGTAAAGGATCTTAAAGGCGTTATTGTCTTGTGCTCGTTGTGTTCAATAGTGGTCGTTAATCACTACCCGCTCAATTAAGAGCTGCTGCATGTTTCCATGCAGACCAGACTATATCTTAACCGTCAGCAAGTTCAGCTTCTGTTTCGGTTCTCACCATTTCGAGCCACTTGGCCCTACTCCCATCACGGGATAGTCGTTGAACGTTTTAGTCACATGCACCCAACTTGTTTTAGTTAGGAATGACTAACTTCGCTGCTGATTGCCCTCGTCTTTACGTTAGGGGTTCCCAGACAATTAAATGAGTTATTCAATGAGCATTTCTGCTCAAGGGGGCTACTAATTAACCCCGATTGCCTCAGATTCCTGGAAAGCAACCTTTAATTTCCAGGGTTGCCAGGCGGAAACTAGTGGGCTCGTCCCTGATGGGCTATCATTCTGGGGATTATGTCGGAAGTGAAGACATTTCTTAAGAGGAACATACTTCACAGCTGTTTGCTGAGAAGCCATGGTGGTCATGATCTGCCAACCATCATGTACAATCATCTCTCCATCTGTAGGGACAATCACACGTTGATCAAATCCATCAATCTCACGACCGTTGTTCTTCCAGTACCACTGCACTACAGTGCCTTGACTCCGAGGGGACAGAG